ATTATGTGGGGGGGGGGGCATAACTCTAAGTTATACTCTCCCCATAGTAGGAGGTTAGTTTCCTTTAGGTAAAACCCTCCCCATAATATGGGGAGAAAGTAAATGCCCGGGGAGAGTTGTCCTCCTCGGGCGGTTTGATTTATTATAATTCTATTATTCCAGATTTCCTTATATTCATAGACCCACTAAGCTCGTGAGGCTTATAGTAGGTTACGTTTTCTCTTATCTTATCTACTCCAGATTCTCTAGTTATAAACTGATTTTCTGCAAGTGTATTGTCGAAATAACTAACTTTACCTACCTCATTAGAGTTGTAGTGCCTTACTTGCTCCTGACCTTCACCATACACGCAGTTAAATGAGCATTTGGGTAGGTACCCCAAATCGAAAATATTCGTAACCTCCTTGTTTATGACGTCATTGAACCCAGTTACTTCAAGATCTAGAATAGCTGCTAGTTGACTAAATAGCTTCGGATCTTTAGGTCCATCAAAGTCTTCTATTCCATCATACTGTAATAGGTCTATTGCAAATAGGTATATGTAGTTCGTGAGGTTTATCTGATCATTTCTCTTAGTTATGTCTATACTTATCCGCGCAGTATCCTCAAGTATGAAGGTGTTACATGAGTACAAGTTAGAGTTGATAAGAGTCCACTTATAGAACCAAGACTTACCCTCCATCTTTTGTACAAGCTGAGCGTAGAACCCTAACATTGGGTAGTGAGGAGTACTTGACTTCTTTATGAACTCATTAGTATAGGTGATTCTCATAGTCTTCCAAATCTATAATATTTATCTCCAAGATCTACGAACGAATAAAGATTTCCCTCATAGGAGGACACTATGGTCTTATCCCTCAGGTCATATCTTGCAGATATAGATACCTTATCCATATTCCTAAGCCCTGTCCTATCTCCCACAAATGGTCTAATCTTCAGAGAGTACTCACTCTTTCCGTATCCTTCTTCGTAGTTGAAGTCTGATGCACATTCTACTAAGTATCTGTTGCTACCTCTTTTCCTCCTATAGTCCCTGTCGCTAATGAAATAAACATGTTCATCATCTGTCGGGGGATTGTCTGGATACTTAGTCAGTACGTCCTGATCCTCATTATCGTACTTTATCTTGTTATCCTCATATAAGTCTTTATAACTTATTGGAGAATTGTTGACTATAAATAAGTCTTTAGATATGAATATGATATCTGACAGATAAGTCCCTTTGCAGATCCTATTCAGTAGCTTAGATTTCTCCATATTTTCTATCTCACTATCGTCGTATCCCGGAACAAGTCCCTTATTTGTCTTTTTCCACGGAAGACTTAAGGTAAAGTAACTGATAGACTCAATTTTTCCATCTGAGTCTAACTTAGATGTCATAATCATGCTTCCCGGATAATAGTACACTAACTTCTCATGGTAGAACTTAGGACTTCCAAATATAGTCAGGGTATCCACAAGTTCTTTATCTCCGGATCTTACCCCATTATCAAGAGTTTTGTAGAGACTGAGTGACTTATCTATAGGATTCTTAGCTACATTGAAGTCTGATATGTCTATGGGATTTGGATCTAGAACAAGGTTCTCTGTATAGCAGCTAGTCTGGAACGGTGACTCATCCATGTTGACAAGTCCATGTATAGGTATAGCTTCCTTATTCCCATTGCTATTGGTAACGATAACCATATTACTACCAACCGACATAGTAGAGTCTACTTTAACGTAGTAATTACTGTTCGTTGTCTTAGAGAATATCTTTATATGATCATCGTATACAGTTACTACTGACTTACCCAATCCATCGATATTTATCATCTCTATGGATTTAGCCTCATCGAATACCTTCTTATTTATTACCCAATTTTCGTGGTCAAAGTAAGAATCCCCTTGAGACAGTTTCCCTGAGTACCTATATACGATGTCGTTATTCCTGAACGCATGAAGATAGTTGATAGCGTATCCTTCCCTGCTCTTTATGTTTACGTCAGACTTTGTTACCGACTCCCCCCTATCAAAGAGATTAAGATGGGCTTCCCTATGTTTAGTAAGTACATCGTGTGCAGTATAGTTTACCTCTACAGACAGGTTCGATATTTTATTAACTACAGTAAAGTCAAAACTTACTGTTATACTTTCTATGTTGTACTTGTATAAGTTTATTTCTTGAGTTAAGTTTGTAAATCCTATAGGACTACCCATCGGATTGTACATTATTACATAGTTTACAACAAATCCTATCTGCTCTTCCCTAGTGAACCTTGATATGAACTCTCCATTATTGTCCCTACTTACCAGCTTTACTCTACTGAAGTATATGTTTGTAGGAGTGTATTTCGGTATCTCAGATTCAACGAGAGTGACTCCATTGACAACGTTAACTAATGCAATAGATTCGCAGTTCGTGAACTCTCTTACTGAACCGATGTATTTAGTAATCATAGTAGTTTTATTTTCTTACAAGACTTTATATAGTACTCAGTGACGTCTTCGTTCCTTGAGAATATGTTTATTGTCTCTGAATTAACTTGTATGTAGAAGTCATCAGTGATAAGGAATGAATCAGAAACAAGAACTTTTACACTAAGAGAGCATTCCTCTAAATTATCATAGATAACCTCTCTCCCATTGAATCTAATTGGCTCAACATCTCCGGATGAATTCTTGAACATTATCTTACCTATCTTATCAGTCTCCTCAGTATAGAACTCTGACTCATAATTACCGTAAGATAGCTCACCAGATCCTGTCGGAGGAAGTTTCTTTGTTGACGGCTTTCTGTTTTTTCTGTATAGGATACAGAGCTCTACAAGATCTCCGGGCATTATGATTTGATGGACTATTTCATAAGATATTTTAGGGAACCAATAAACGTAAGGATCAGTGGAGTTATCATCTGATGGATCCCATTTCTTATCTACTCTTACGAAAGCCTGATTTTGTATAATTCTATACTCTTTTCTCTCATCAAGGTCTTTAGGTATGTTTACTGTCGACACAGTCTCAAACTTAACAAGGGTCTTTATAGATACATAGTCTGATATACTGTTCTTGTTGACTACCTCTTCGTTAGAGTCTCCGACCTCAGCATACATCTCATAGACCTTCTGATAGTTAGATTCCACTTCAGTAGCCATGTCTGATGTAGTGTTTATAAGCTCCTCTGGGTACCACTCTAAGTTACCAATTCCTATTGGCTCTGCATCCGTACCCATAGACAGTTTCATAGTATTTCCATCTCCGAATACAGATACTAATGACCTATCTATTACGAAAGAATTTATTAAGTCCTCGAATCCAAGATACTTCAGAACTAGGTCTGTCACCTTACCTGAAACCATCTCCTCAGATCCTAACACGACATCCTTTATAGTTGACTTTTCTGGAGTGAGTATTGGAGATAATTTTCCATCAGATACTATCAGTATATATCCTACCTTAAGATAATTATCTTCTATAACATACTTTACGGGGGTCGCTCCTACTGGCAGTTTATCTACTGGAGACGATAGACACACCTCTCCATCATTAAGGTTAACATAATATCCCAGATTAGTATAGAAATATTTTATTCCTCTTAGAGTTGCCTCGGACTTATTTGATGAGAACGTGGCTCCCAGCTCTATCAGAGAACTTTCATCCCTAAGAAGTCTGGAAAGAGACACTATTGGTTTTACTGATGACAATGGCATTACTTGTTCCCCCTACTTACATATACCTTAGCGAGTTCTATATTTGACCTAGATACTTCTACAGTAAGATCCGAGTTCTCAAATGTAGTAGTAAAATAGTCAAGATCTGTCAGATGAATTTTTAGCCCCTTCGTTAGATTCGTAACATATACTTCTTTTGAGTGTTGAATAGTCTCAGTCTCTGATCTATCAAAGAAGATTAGGTGAACTATGTTATCCTCCTCTGCCTCTCTAACGAGATATTTTCTTTCTCCCGTCTTGAGTACTGGAACGTTAAGGTAGTTAAAAGATTTCTCCCTTAGTTTCTTATTTGTCTGGACGATGTCCTTTATCCTTTGGTTTATGTTCAGGAGATTGAGGTACAGTCTCTCCTGATTTTCCTTTATTGATCCGGGAAGTACGAACATTCCAGAGTTCTTCAAATTTCTTATGACTATTAGTCCAGACTCATAGCTAATGAACTCCTGTAAGACTGTGTCCCCCTTTGTCTTGTATATCCTGAGAAGGTAATATCCGACAGGCAACATAGCCAAGAACTCTTTCCTCACCAAGCAGTTATAGGCCCCAGTTTCGTTATATTTATCAAGAGTTGTTACGCTCTCTACCTCTATGGTCTCTACCTCTCCGTTACCAGTAAGACCCTTAAAGTATTTCTTTACTATTCCGAAGATTGACTTTGAGGTTACAATCGCATTATCCGAATCGCTTCCAACCTTGAAAGAATTGTAAGCTACGTAATCTGTACAGTCCTTCGATTTGTCTGGAGAGACCTTCCCATCATAGCTCGGACCAGTAACTATATATACCCTATTTTTATAGAGTATGAAATCGTCCTTCGTATAAGTGAGTCCTGGGACAAACTGTAAAAATCCTGTTATAGTAGATCCTTTTACTTTCATAATATTCTAATCCAAAATGGTGAGTTAATGGGCTCTTCTCCTAAGTTATCGTCAGAGATTGACTTATATATAGAGTTCATATAAGTAACTAAGTCATCTTTTTTGTAAGAATATGAAGAGCTATACTCATACAAATTCATATTACTGGTCGTCCAGCTCAAGTAAGGCGTGTTCATAAGTCTCTCCAGTTCCTATTAATGTCTTCGCTATTATTAGGGAAACTATCCTTGACAGCATCCATAAACTCCAAGTTATTTCTCTCCTTCACTTTGTTAGTGAATACTTCCCTCCTAAGTGGAATTGAAGTAGAGGTTATTGGTGCATGTGGAGAGTTACTTCTTCTACTTGAATCTATCAGTACGTGTGTCCTTCCCATAGAACAAACAAAATCAGTCTCCGTATACGTCTTTCCCTCTTCCCAGTTTGGTATTTTCATCTTACTCTATTAGATTTGTTGTTAATGTTGTATACGTACCCTCCGTACGAATTATCCCACAATATTCCGAGGTACTCTGTGTCGATGCTTTTCTCATAGGTAACTTTCCTATCTCCCATCCTCGTCTCTGACTGCATGTTATATAGATTAGTGTCTATTACATCACATAGCTCATAACAGTCCTTTTCACTGTGGAAAAGTACTATCTTATTCATAAAATAGTGCGGATTTACCATATTATTATGAATTTCAGAGCTAATGTCTGGAATTGGGTTAGGAGAGTATGCTAAGAAAAGGAGCTTGTTCGACGTTGTAAACTGAGTTACATCAACTATGTCTCCAACGACGTCTTTATCTACCTGAAGGTGGACAAACATACAGTCTTTAGGTATTTTTATTACAACTAAGTTTACTTGGTTAAGCAGAGTTGTAAATTCATACTTTATCTTTGGGAGATTGGATTGATCTATTTGAAAGCAACCTACAGACGACAAGATAGAGAACTCTTCTTTAGTTAGATCTATGTCCGGGATTAAGTTAGATACTATGACAGACTCATCATAGTTTTTAGCTAACATCATGGACAGCATCTCATTGTTAACTTGGGAAGAGCTGACAATCTCCCGTGTCTCATCTATCTTATTACTGGATGCATTGAGAAAGGTAACGTATCTATATTCTTTTTCAACCTGTAACTCCATAATTCACATCAGTTATCTTATAAATATCATACCCTATTACCTTTCCGGAATTGTACTGAACGAGCTTACCTTGCAGAGACAGTATGAGGTTCTTAATGTTGATGTTTATTTCTGTATAATATATCAAGTAATATATCATATTTATAAACTTATTTATAAATAAGATAACATCACTTAACTTCAATCTACCGAACTCCATTATCTCTATGACTGGAAATTTATAGTTGTATCTAACTCTGACATCAAATAACTCATCAAACATGTCAAATATCTTTGGGGATCCCTTAGAGGCGTAAAATGAGTTTACTATATAATCCATTCTTGCATCATCCAATTTAAGGTCAGCACTGTCAGAGAAGAACTCCATAAAGTCTCTCACTGGATCATACAGATGTCTACTTTCTATCTTACTGACGTCAGAGGAATCCAATTTCTTGGACTCATACATTCCGTTCAAAACAATGAGGAGATCCCTATACACAGGAATCTCCTCTAATTTTTTATTCAAATACAACTTCATATCAAACTTCGTAAGTTAGTTTATACGTAGTATTCAAATTGAATTTGTAATACGTGGGTATTCCGTCAAAATGACTCGGAAGATTCTTTAGAACATCATTCCCGAGGACTATAGTATCTGACAGGCTTCTTGCTTGAGTGTATTCCAAAGAATCTATGTAATCAACATCAGGGAGTTTACTTATCTCTGAGAATATCAGCTTCGGCTTCAGTACATTCGACTCCTTATCATTAGGATCGTTCAGTATCATAGAATAGTTTGTGAAGATGTTCTCCAAACTGCTTGATAAGTCTACTGATCTCTTCGTAACAATCACCATCTGGACATCTATCGTAAGGAGTATTCCTGACTCAGCCTTCAGTGTATTCGTTATGAAGTAGGATCCATACTTCTGTTTGAATACGTCCATCTGATTGACAGTTATAAAGTCATTGTCTACCTTAGGAACATAGTAGATATACACGGTACCAGCATCGAACGACACAGTATCTTGAAGAGTATTCGGATCCTTCTTTCCATCGTACCAGTTTATGGCTGCATGGACTTGATCAATAAAGTGCTCAGTGAATAGTGCATTTATATCAGACTTAGCAAGGGTCTTGTTTTGCAATCTACTATAGTTATTTGCATTAATCAAGAGAGACCTTTCATCATCCCTAGCAATCTCCCTGATTATTCCATTGTCTAAGTAGTCGGGCTTACCTTCTTTGTTGAGAGACGGAGATCTTCTAACTAGATTTGACTTAGAGATAGGAGTAGTTAACTCAGTTCCTGGTATGATTATTCTACTAAACTCATCCGAATTGATCTGATCTGCTGTAGTGTACTTTAGTGCCCTAATTGTTACTGAGTCATTTACCTTAAAATATCCTCTCTTAAATACTCTTATCCCATAATCTGGAATAGTTAGAATAAATAGAGGATCTAAGTCCTTGCTTGGAAGGATCGGAAGTGAAGTAGAGCTATCTAATTCTCCCCTAATCTTCAGGTCAGCGACCTTAGGATCAGTCTCTGGGATTGATACCCAAGTAACTCCATTAACATAGTGATACCTACTTCCTATTAGGTACGCGTCGTTGTTATTTAGGGGGATGTCGCTCTGTATATAGTCATAGAAACTCCTTGTCACAGGATATTCGGTTCCATTTACGAATACCTGAACGTCCTCTGACAGGTTGGATACGATTTCCCTGTCTATAGTGAAGTCTACATAATACTCTTCACCGCTTTTTATCGTCTTAGTGGACTCCTGTAGGTCTTTAGTAGAAAGTATTCCTATTACAGTGTACTTACCTATTCCAGAGTTACCTCCATCTAATGAAGGGGTAAGGTTTATACTATTCTCAGCATATACCCTGAAAGTATTTGAAGTGAAAAGTACATCAAACTTATTCTTATTTATTAGGGTATTATTGACAAAGTTCAGCTTTACTCTTGCATTCTTACCTCTGTATACTGGATACATTACGTTCATGCAACTCCTTATCTTGGAATTCATAAGTTTTGCAGTGGCAAGATTGTTCTCCTGAACCATGTTGATTATCTCGAACTGTTCGTGATACAGTGCATAGGTAATAGTATCAATAATAAGATTTACCGACTCACCGTATAGACCGTTGTTAGCAGCTATCTTAACTAGCTCTTCTCTAATAGCCTCTTTTGATATCATAGTTTTCTAATTTATCTCCTATAAGTACCGATATTCTTATATTATTGTTATTACTATACACTCTATCCAATGATAATGTCGTCTTTGTATCAGCAATAATGTTAGATATTCTATTTATAATTGAGTTAACAGTATCCCTGACGGAGTTAATTATCTCATCTTCGGTTACGGACTCAACTATGTCTTCAGACCCTCCCCTCCAATAGGGAATTTCCTTTCTTCTTATTAATAGGTTTAGTCTTATTAAGTCCCCAATATAATCCCTAAGAGAACTGGTGACTCTTCCGTTAGAAAGTAAATATTTCATGGAATTGCTATTACTGAATTTACTGTTGAAACTCCCACATGAGTAGTTAAATACATAGAAGGGAATGTTGGAGTAAAGAACTTAACGAGATCTGATACAATACATCTAGCTAAAGCATCTATCACGGAATCCCTCTCATTCTTATAGTCAGACAACTGTGCTGAAAGTAACTGAGACCTACTGAACGTAGGACTAACTAATGTAGAGAATGCTGGAACCGGTCCCGTTGGTCTGGACGCTCCTCCTATAATCGTACAAGTTCTAATAGCCGAATAGATGGAGGACATCCAAACGCCCCACTCCGCTGATCCATCTCCACCAGATGGCCTTGGAAAAGACAATTGGTATGAGAGCATTGGAGAGGAGTTTATCTTTAGTATGTCTGGAGCAACTAATGGAGTACCTGGAGGTGCTATCAGTGCTCCAGAAAATACTGAACTGAGAGTTACATTAGTAGATATATACGTACTAATTGCTCTTAGTATCCCCTTGTTTGTCTGGGAGGGACTTGTTGATCCTGCGGCGTTTGTCCTTAATAAGTTTCCTAATACTGTTGAGGCCATAGAGATTCTTGCTTATTTCCTGAGAATACTCTTTTCTTTCGTCAAGGTATCTCTTGAATAGTTTTGTTGCATTTATGGCTGCGAAGTATAATACACAGCTAAGTACCAAGTTAGAGTAATCTATGTTAAGTATAATCTCTATAGTAATGAGGAGAGGAATTATAAATCTCAACACTCCGTCCATGTCATCAGACAGTATCTCGTAAACCTTTTTGTATATATTAGTCATGGCAATTAATTTTTATGTTCCAGAAAGTACGTCTCCAATGTGAGGTGCTCCAGTAAGGGGACATACTGGAATAGCACAGAAGCCTCCTTTACTAGTAGGGGCAGCAGTTCCACCATTTCCTGTCTTTAGTGTCCCTCCAGTTATATTTACTGTAGACCCCTTTACCTCTACATTAGTAGCCTCTACTTTTACATTAGTAGATTTTATATTTATTGATCCGTCATTCTTTATCAAAATGACCGATTTATCTTCTCCTGCATGGATTTCTACATGATCATCGTATATATCGACTACAGAATCCAACAGTTTCATCCGTGTATGGTCGAGTAGTCTTAATTTCTTCCACATGTAGCTGTATCCGAATGGCGCATCGAGTTCTATTAGATAAATAGGATCTCCTTCATTAGGCTCATCAAAAGTATCTATCGGATACGCTATGCAGTCCTCTATCGTAGTATCTACAGTGAATTTTATAACAAATTTCTTCTTATCAACTACTTCCGTTACCCTTCCAAAATATACGTTCATGGATTTATTGACTGTATTGTAAAAGTTACTGACACCTTAGACTTATTAAACTCAACTATTCTTCCAGATATAAAACACTCATTGAATTTTATTTGATCACTTGGTATAGCTGCGAATTGTCCGACTCTAAACTGAGGTAAGTAGTTCATAGTAAAAGTACTCGTGTTCTTACTCGCTATCAACTTAGTGTTGTAGAGGTTGTTCCCTATCAGCTCTTTATAGTCATTATTAACCGTAAAAGTCTTCTCATAGAATCTGACAGTGACATGATTAGGGTCCTTCCCCTTGGAGTAGTCTATATATTCTACCTTCTGATTATATAGCTTGGATTCAGACCAACTTGAAGGAGCTATAAGATTTATCTCTGCACGTTCCTTTAGTTCTATGTCTTTCTTCCAAGAGTTAAGGTCAACAAACAGTAGTCCGTCCAAGACATACCCAAAGACAGTATTATACTTGAAGCTCCTACACATTCTCGTGCAGAAATGGTGATTCGTCTCGTTTCTCTGATATAGGGCTGAAGGATCCTTGAAGTTAAGTATATCCGTATTTGTTGCTGACTCAGGATTTCCTACTATTTCAGCACAGCATGTCGACTCAATCGCATTCTTTATTGAAGTATACTTTGTAGTAAACTTTTCTTTAGTGAATTTTGGATCCCAGCAGATCATTTTCAGGGTCATCCCATTGTTCTGATAAGACATATCATAAACGAATGCACCAAACTTCCATTCAGCCCCTTCACCAGACTTAAGGGAGCATTCGTACTTCTTATTTGTCTCACTTATATCGGGGTCATCAGTAGAGAAGGATACCTCCAAGTCAGGGAGGTCTCCGTGAAGCTCTTCCTTTATAACAGCAGAATGTATCTCTATGTCTTTGTCGAACAGACCCTTTATATCCAAGGAAGACTCATCATTCGCAACTAGTAGTTTCTTTCCCATTTTATATAGACTTAAATATAGCGTTCAACTTGTTCATAGGTATATATTCTATGTCTCTACCTAAAGTAAGTTCATCGAGGCTCGTTATCCTATTTGTATACATAAGTATCCAAGAATATTCGGGTTTTGTATATATTTCCTCAGATATAAGGTCTATCCTCCCTTCATACTTTGTTATAGTATAGATATTCCTCTCCGAACAATTATCTAGATAATAGAGTAGGGTTGAGTTCGCAATATCTGGAACTCCTCCCTTATCCTCTATATACCTATCGGAACTTACATTGTTACTTGCTAATACACTCTTACTTCTTGTATACATAATCTATTTCTTCTTAGGCAAATCTGGAAGTTTTGGTACAGAGAAACTACCTCCATTTGGAAGAGGAATTTTCTGCATACTTCCGTTCTCTTTGTCCGCACTAGATGACTCTAAGGCCTTTGCTCCCATTATCTTCATTAATGTATTCTTAGAGATATAGGTACATGGTTGTAGTCCTACTCTAACATCTGCATATAGGGAAGTAGCTCCTGCCTTAATATTATCAAAGTCGAACACTTTAGCATCGGAACTCATTTCCCTAACTCTCACTGTAGATAGTCTGTATGAGAAGCTAGTTACAAGTAAGTTATCTATTGTGTATGGGCCGTATTTCAAGCAGAATGATCCAGGGACGTGATGGTCCCCAGAAATTACCCTAAACTCTGGAACATATCCATTGGGTGGAGCCTGTATACCTAGAACATTATCTACATCATCTAAACTAGTACTTACCAAGTCCCCTACAAACTTATCTATTAAGTCCTTTACGACTAGTTCTACTGGCTTCTTGTTTATTACTTTATGATAAATCCTAGTCTCTAATGCGGGAATTTCTATCTCTAACCCAGTTCCCTTGAACACCTTAACAAAGTCGAATGCGGTGGTAAATCTTGATCCTGCATATGCAGTAGCGGCACCGAATATATCTCCACCTCTCTTACTCATTCTACCAATTAGTTTGGTAATCTGATCTGGACCAACGTCTTGACCTAATATACTGAACGTGCCTTTACCAATAGCTTTTCCTAATGCGGTAGCTTCAGACAGTTTATCCGCAATACCTACCACTTGGCCAGCAAATCCCTCTGCGCCACCCAACAAATCTGAACTTCCGAAGTCATGCGCTACTGAGAATCCAAGTTCTGTATCAGATAGGATCCCCCTCAATAGGGGGATCGTACTGTACTCTTCCATGTTTCCTCCAGACAACGACTGAGGCTGACCAAAGAGTTGCCAAGAAATATTGCTATTATATAACTGAGCGTCATAAAATAAATTTCCGTCGTATGCTGCCATAATCTTAATTACATCATCTCTGCTATCTTACTTGAATTGTTAGATAGATATATGTTATTTGTAACGTTATTATCTCCTGCCTTGATGGTTGGGGCATTTACTGTAGGAAGTCCGATATTAGGACTCCATCCTGGATTAGCAGCTCCCTTCGATGGGATTGATCCTTGTGGAAGAGGTGCTGCTGTCTGAGATGATCCTCCTACGTTCGACTTTAGGGATTCTGGCCACATACTGCTAACCTCAGGATTGGTTGCTCCGCCTCCGAAGGATCCGTTGTTGGACATCATTCCCATTCCTCCCATGTCGAAGCCACCACCCATGTCGGATGATCCTCCAATTCCATCAAGTTTTTCGATCAGACTACCAATCTTGTCTTGGAAGTTCTCTGAGAATGACTTACTTAGGTCAGCCCCTACAGAACTTTGACCCATACTCATCCCTGGCATTCCAACCTGATTTCCGAAGACAAAGTTGTATCCGTTTCCTCCACTTCCGATAGATTGCCAGTACGATCCGTCAGCAATACCCTCTGGAAGCTGTATTCCTGAAGAATTTCTAAGGATCTCTAGAGCATCATAGGTATGTCTCATCCTACCTCTCATAAGACCTTCGTATCCACCACCTTTTCGGTAAAGCTGGTTTATCTTCTCTATACTTGTGAACCTTGTACCACCGTTCTCATATCCCCTCAAGACAGCATCAACTGCCTCGGTTAGGTTTTGAGTCGACCTAAGAACGCTCATAAGCTGAGTTCTTGGTCTCATTTCATATAGAGCGTACTCCACCTGCTTATTTAGATCGGTATCCATAGGGAAAGCTGGAGTCCCATACTTCTGTTGATGCCATCTACTAAACATCTTGGGCCTCTCCCAAGTCCACTGGGCAATTCCTTGTCCAATTTCATGTTTAGGATGACCTTGCATTGCTCTATCAGTGATGTGGGGATTTAGTCCAGACTCAGCCCACCATACACCAGTTAGTGCAGCAGCAGCTATTGGAGATAAACCGCCTTCCTTCATCAGCTTTTGCATGATGAATAGGGCCCTCTGATCTATAGATAATCCATCGACAACGCTTCCTGCATATGATTTTCTCTGCTTGATCCTGCCATACTGCATTTCACCAAGACGATCCTTCGGATATAGACCGAGACCATAGTTCTCATAGCTTTTGTCTACTGTTGCTTTCGGATCTCCCTTATAAGTCCTAGGGAAGATCATTGGCTTCGCATTCTCTACTGAGTCAGCATTTGCACTCATAGGACCACTGTAACCTGGCTTATTAGTTACCATGTCCTTAGGAGATCCCTTAGCCCTTAATGACTCATCTCCCTCGATATATCTGAATGGGTTTACGTCATTACCTTGCAGGTCATAGGTTTCATAGTGCAAGTGTGGGGCCATTCCCTTAGGCATCTCTTCACTTTTAAGAAGAGTACCGATCTTCGTAGTTCCGGCCTTGATCTTCTCACCCTTTCTTACTTTTGGCTTTATGTGAGCATACCTACTTTCGAATCCAGTAGTGTCCCTAATGGAGACTTCATCTTTCTTAACATCGACAACTTCTCCATAGAACGGGTGAGTGAAATCAGCTCCTTCGGGAATTACTACATCGATACCCTTGTGACCGCCCAGTCCGAACATAAACCCACCTTCTTTGTAGTTTGTGGTTAGTTTGGCTGGGACCCCAAAAGGTGAGTGCTCAAGATCTACCGGGGTTTCTAGCTTTCCGACTGATTTCTCAGTCTTATTGATCCTCTTGTCTTTATTAACCTTCTTTGGATCTCCCCAATCAGCCTTTCTAGCCCCATTAATAAAGTTATCTATTGGCTTTAGGGCTCCTGGGGCCAGCATCCCAAGTGGTCCGAAAGCTGCCCTTAGGGTATTGAATGCGACCTTCCTGAATGAACTACTTCTCTTGTCAAACTCACTAAGAGTTATATCCTCAGCATATTTACGGGTATTTTTAAGCTGTCCTTTATTGTCATACTGAATATCTGCTCCAGCTGACTTTAGCTCTTCGTTTATCCTTTTGTAGTACTCGGCGGATCCCTCCTTGTACTTTCCAGCCTTTACTTCTTCATCTACCTTTTTTACTCCAAGGATAGACTTATCTTTTATCTCACTATCGGATTCTTTTCCTGTATTGTATTTTCGGATGATTTCATTAAGGAGATCCCCCTTCTTGTTTCTAGTATACTCTCCCTTCTTTGCTTTTTCTTGTAGATACTTATCTGCATTATCAGCAAGATCCCCGAGAGTAATGTTCCTGTAAACATCCCTTCCGATTTGGAATGCATCGAGAGCAGCGGATACATAGGGACCAGCACCTGGAATAAAGTAGGTTATGGCAGAGGCTACCTCGATGAACGCTCCTAACCAGTCCCCTTTTTCAAATCCTCTATCAATAGCTTCTGTTAAGTGAAGAATCTGTGTAACTACGGGAATTGACTTGGTAAACCTAGATACTGATATACCTTTTCCAATATCACCGACGATCCCCTTAACCATTCGGATAACAATGTCGGCATTCTTCTTACCGATGGTCTTTGATAATCCTTTAAGAGCTGGACCGTTTGCAAAGTCTTTTAGTAACTTCAACGCCTTGTTGATTACACCCTTTCGAGCTACCTCTCCTGCCTTAGACACGCCCTCAGCAGCCTTCTCAGTAACCTTCTTAGCCCCCTTTGCAACATCATCAGCTCCATCCATGACAGCTCTTTTTGCAGCCGCTGCCCTTTTCTCTGCCTGGTTCTTTATTTCTTCTAAGGCTTCCTCGAACTCTATCTTCTTCCTTAGTCGAAATTTCTTAGAAGTGGCATATCTCATGGCCCCCCAGAGCCTCTTTCCCTCAAGTGTTACTGTACTGGCGATATTCCCTGCATGTTCAAGTCCAGATTTCTTCTCGTACTTGACGTTGACATTATCTTTCCTAGCTTTTTCTTTATCAATGTCTCCGTCCTCGTCACGATAGTCTTCTTGGGTTACTATCTTTTTCCCCTCATTATCTACTTGGGGAGTGGATCCCGGATCTGCATCTATGTCCTTATCGTCTATGTCCCTATCTAGTCCGGCATTTTTAACGTTCTTCGCTGCATCCTGACCAGTATTTGCCTGCATCGTAGCTACAGCAGAGGTATCATCTTTGATAAATCCAATGCTCTGACCTATACCCCTAAGAAATTCAGATACTCCTTCGAAACCTTCTACGATCTTCTTCCTTACATCGTCGATTATGTCGAAAGTATTGTTGAGAACTGAGGCGATGAATCCAAGAGACAGAAGAGTAAGCATACCAACGCTCTTTCCTCCTCTAGCCTTAAACTTATCTCTCATCGCCCTAGCTATGTCAGCAGCATTCCTCATGGCGATCCTCTTCTCAGATCCACCAATCTCACTCTTTATGTTGTTTAGCTCTGCATTTGCTGACTCCGATTCTGACTTCATCTTCTGAAGGATCTGATATAGATCAGATGATTTTCTGAGTCTTGACTCTACTTGAGCCTTTTCAAGATCAAACGCTTTCTTACCTACCTTATTATTATCTAAGGCAATATCATTTGCTCTATTTAGGAGCTCTATTATTGACTTATTTTGTTCGCCTACTTCCTCAGATCTAGCATAAATATGTTCTAGATTGGTTGGAAGACTAGAATTTATAGGAGTTAGGTGACTTTTTAGACTTGAATCAGCCATTTGCTGGGACTTAACCTCAGCTATTTTAGAGTCAATGTCTTGTTTACGCTGCTCTTTCGAGTTTTTAGCCATATTTTTGGCTATTCCCTCTACAGCTTTTCTTCCCCCATCTGACTCTGCTTGAGCTTGTCCTGGTCTAAAATCCTGTCCTACAGGTACTGGCTCTGGAGCCTGCTGATCTTCGAGTTTGCTCTTGTTCCCCCCTCCGAATAGAGATCCAGTCACCACCTTGAAGGCCATCGCCATAAGACCGCCTACAACAGCCTTCTTAACTACAGTCTTCGTGAACCTCCAAGGATGTTTTAGGATATTTCTTCTTATATTTACGAGGTGAGCTTTTCCGTAGTCCTTTACTACCCTCCAAGTATTTTTCAGGCTTAGTCCGGGGGTTAGAAGCTCAGATATTTTTCTTAGGGACTTTTTTATTGGAGTCAATGGTCCTCTGAGCATCTTTCCAAGCCAGCTAGCATTTTGTCCTCTACCAGCCTTATTCACCCAGGTAGCTAATCTTCCAGCCCCTTCGCCTAATGATTTTGATATTCCTCCCATTACCTACAAACAATTACTTTTCTTTGAAATTTAGCTTAAGATTCGGATAATCTATATCTTTTCCCTTTGAAGACTCAAGTTCTTTACAGTACATTTTCCAGTAGTCAGATATATATCCTAGAGTATAGTTCTCTATATTTTGCATCTTAGCAAATCTCTCTAAGTAATACTTTCTACTAAGTAATTGGGTTGTTGATACTGATGTCTCGAAAAAAGTTAGAGACTAAGGGTTCTACCCCTATCTCAATGCCTCCATGCTTATATTTTAGTTCTCTGATAAGATCCTCAGGGATTTCTTCGTCTTCTTTAATTCCTTTTTCCAACTTTAGATTAAACAAATCACTTGCAGTTGGATTATACATCTTTTCGCATTCATCGCAGTGCAGATGGAGGTGTTCAACGAAATCATAGAAGACTCCATCGAGCATGAACAGCTTGGTTATATCTCCATAGGTTGCATTTACAACCATCCTCTCAATCTTGTTATGGTATACCTCAGCCTGTTCGAATAGAGCTACTAACTTAATAATCCTAATGTCAGTATTCCTCTTATACATTCGATACTTGCTGTAGATGTTGATGAATTGCTCAGTAGTTGGCATCCTAACCTTCAGATCTTCTCCTCCAAAATTGAGAGTAAATCCATTAAGTGCCTCTGGATCCATCTTGTTCCAGTTTATGCCTGATAGAGTTATTTGGTATTTAAGCTCTGCATTACACCTTGGACAATTTATTGACGACTTAAACTCAAGGTCTTCCGATACCGTTATAGCCTTCTTCATGTATATTACATATTCCATGTCTATTACGAGAAGGTTCTTTACGTTCGGATCTTCATTGCTTATTAAGCAGTAATCAAAGTAAAACTTGTCTATCTGATTCTTAGGAGTGTTTTCCATATACTCCAGAATCTGTGCAAAGGTCATTGGCTTTACATTGATCGATGAAAATGGATAGTTGTATCCGCTTGGTAAGGTATGAGTAGGTATGATCATAAAAAGATAAAAATAAAAGGCAAGAAAATATACATATATGTACATTCTCCTGCCCGTAATTATTATATATTGAGAAATCTTCCCTCGAAATGTTCAAAAGAGAATGACGCACTCACCTGACCAACGTTCTGTGGGTCATCACTGGTAAGCATTGGGTTAAGCAAGTTACCTGAGTCTACAGGCTGTATCGTAAATATCTCATATACGTAGATTGGTTTACGAGAGCTGTTCATAAGTGTAAGTTTAGCCTGAGCAAAAGTATCTTCTTTTCTGAAGGCATACCTATCACTTCTTCCACCAAGCTTGTCCCTCCAGTCATCCAGCCATGCTTTGATAGCCTGATCCTCGAAGTCCATGTAATCCAAAGAGAAGTTTCCAGCAGTCGTACCACTAATCGTATTTTGGAATAGAGTAAAGTTACGAATTTGAGCCATCATTTGACCAATTTGAACTGGGAATTGGGTGTTGATAGCTTGCATTCTAGACTTTAGTAGGTCATTTCCAGGAAAATATACAGCAGCAGCAGGCTGAGTCCACTCAAAGTCCCACGTATCAGAACGTAAGAACTCCCTATGCTCCTGATTAATATTCTGATAATTTATGTAGTTAAGGAGGTCGTTTTGAGACCGTAGCTCCTTACTCTCTAGAAATTGTTTAGCCATAATTCTTAAGTATCTAATACAAAGTTTAATTTATATTCCTTATTGATTATGGTGCTTAATAATACGGTATAGGTCACTTGAATAGAATTACCCGAGAAGTTGGACTCTAACTCTGAAGATACTATGAGCGGTATTAGTCTCATACACTTAGAATTAATATATTCCAATTTTCTCGTAACCATTAATCGGGTAAGACCAATTAACTCGTTCCTTATCTGAAGTATCTCTCTCGTATACTTTGAAAGTATAAATTGAACAATGAAGATAGATCGTTGTCCAGGCGTCTCAGAAAGTGTTTTATAGAAATACTTAAGATTATCTAGGTTTAGGTAGTTTATGTGTTTTTTATTGAGAAATCCTTTTACGTCATTCTCTATATTTAAGGTTTCTGTAACTATGTTGGAATTAGATGATTGTAGAATATTTATCTTATCACCTTCAATCTCTCCATGAAGAACCTTCAGTGTAGATTCACCTTTCCTGTTAGTTTCTAGGTAGTTTACTTTTACGTAGTTACCTACTTTCTTCTCAATAATTCCAGAAATCTCTATGTCCTCATACCTTTTTATGTGGATGCTATTTCCAGGTACAAGTCTGAAAGGTTCGTACAGTATATCTCTCTTTGGAAGATCCAGATATGTCTGTCCAATTATGTTAAGTATATATGGGTAGTAAGATGGGTAAGCGACTCCTCCGATACTAATGTCGTCATAGAAGTAGAGAACCCTATTCCCTTCGCTTATTGGATAACCGTCTTGACCAAACCACCTATTTCCTAACTGATGAGAATTTAGTTTGATAAGAGCTTGAGAGTATATGGACTTATCAGTATCATCATTGTACTTTACTAAATCAAGAACCGCTCTACAGTGACTAAAATCGTTAGGGAGAGAGTCTACTAAGAAAAGGTCAGGATACCAACCAGACTCAGCATAGATTCTTAAGCTGTTCTTTCTAGATTCCTCAGTAATTACCTCATCTACGTTCCTATCTAGATAGAATTTTCCAGTGGGTAATTTTAACTCCTTTATCTTCCTTAGATTTGCTTCGTTATATGTCTCTCCGTACAGTTCTTCATCGTAGTAGATACTATCAATGAGACGATTATTTGCCCAATAGTTATAGAAATATATCCTAATTAGTTCAGATAATTGATTTATTTCCGATATAAATATGGTATCTATAACATAATCTTCTTCAGATCCATAAAGCCTTACTGTGTAGTTCTCCGTAATTGATCCATTTGATACTGTTATATCATAGACACCTTCTACGTCACGTACTCCATTTATCTCAACACAAGTATTTTTTCCAACGCTTCCCTTGGCCACTGAGAATATATCTACTACCTTATTCCTCTCAGTAAGGTCACATAACTTATCCTGAGTTAGATTGTACAAGTCACTGACTCTTATCCCATCGAACCTATAGTGATTTAGGTTGTGTATGGGGTTTGCGTACTCAATAAGAAGTTTCTCATTTCTTAGGTTGAGCGCTTTTATCTCTGATATAAAGTCAGATAAAGAAACTAAAGTGTATTGATCGTATTTATCAAGAATATGCTTTAGGATTTTTACCGAATACTCGTTTGTTTCTAGCCAGAAATCCCACTTATATGCCTCATCTATTAGAGCTTTTTTCCAATCATCTATGAATACCTGTTCACCAAACTGATCGAGATGTGGGAGACCGTTTGACTGTATGAAATGCTTTATGAAAGATACAAGCTGATCTTCATAATTACTGCAAGAATTTGAGTATCGATCGTTGAACCACTCCTTAAACTTAGTTAAAGTATAGTTCTTCTTCTCCCTATCATCTGCCCCAACACCTTCTTCGAAATAGTGTACAGCATTAGTATTGTAGTAGTTTGAAGTAACTCCATGCCACTCCCCTGATGCAACTAAGCATTGTTCGTTTACAGTATCTATTATTAAGTAATTGCTTGGATCTGTTAAAGACCCACGTCTTACTAATTCATTGTAGGGAACGTCAGTGAAGTCGAGTATAAGGTTAAACATGGTCTGGTGAGTGTTTAAGAGATTTATGTTAAAGTCTCCTTTAGCACTGATTATATTGTACCTTATGACAGTATCATCTACGTCAGATACTTTAATAACTGCGTAGTTTATGGTCTTATATTCCACATGAGCCCATGACTCATCTCCACCCTTCTCAAATTTGAACAGAGGAAATCTATTTCCATTGTGGTAGATATTTGTCTCAGAGTAGGCATTCTTTGTTATAAGGGCTCCGGATGGAACTATTCTGACATCTATCCTGTACCTAACATCAAATTGTGGGAGTTTAGGAGATACTGTAACCATATTCTTCCCACTAGAATCATCTATGTGGACATTCGTCTCTACCTTCTGTCCTTTATTCGGTCCCTCATCTATAGTAACAACTACTTCTGGAATAACCTTATTTGGGACTTCAAACTCATATGTTGGAGTAACTCCTCCGCCAAGTTTACCGAACCTATCTACTATTATGAAATTAGGGTCTGACTCTACTTGGGGAATAGACTCTATCCATACAGATCCATTTCTCTTCTCACTTAGGGTAATTGTTATGTCCTTATCGTTGTAGAAGATTATTGGTTTTATCTCTTCTCCATCACTTTCTACAACGATCCTTGGATAAAAGTCAAGATTGTGAGTAACAGTATATGAATATCCATACTGGCTACTAATAAGTTCTCTCTTCGAAAACTCGAAATGAAATAAGTTACTCATTGACATGTAAGTGTATTTCTTCCCTATTTTAGGATGACATACAGTTACTATTCCATTACTTAATCTAAGAGAACACAGATTATATTCGCTCTCCCTAGTTATTGTAGGAAGAAGACATACAGGGATGTCGTTATTGATGAGATCCCTGTACATCTGCTTATATGGAAAGTCCCCAAACATGGAGTCTAGGACAGATATATTATTTACTAATTTTGGGTATAAAAATCCAGACTCAGAATCTATAACTGATCCTACATAAAAATCAGTTGACTCTGTCTTACCCGAGTTACGTATTGATTGGAGACTTATTACTGACATATATTACAAATCAATTATTTCCGTTTTTCCATCCTTTCCTGTGACACTGGCTCTACCCATAGATGATCCTTCCTGACCCATCTTAACCTGAATATCGCCCCATCTTAAATTACTTAGACTAAATGATTTTTCTAGCCCATTTTTTGTCTTTGCTACAGCCCTTCCACCCATATTTCCAGTATAAACTTCTCTCTTTTTACCAGATTTCGGTGTCTTGTAGCCAATTATTCCGAAGTTAAGGTCTACTCTACTCTCTTCGGTTGTCTCTTGAGATCCACTATGTCGTACTGTATACTCTATTGGGACACCAATAAATTTGTGATGGTAGTTTATTTGTCCTCCTGCCCTAAGAATTATTAGTTCTATCTGGAACGCTATCGAGTAGTAAGGGGCCATAGAGTTAGTATTGATGTCGTATGCAGCATTTATGAAAGAAGCCATGTACTTCTTCATGCTCCCATATACATCGTCAAGAATTGACATGGACATCATAGCATTGTAACTCATTCCGGCCATCACCTCTGATGAGCTTCCGTTAAATAGTCTAAGAGAATCTGCTCTAATAGTTCCAAGGGTTATATCGTAGGAAAGTACTGGAGGATTGTGAGAAAAGCTGAAAATCTTTCCATTTTTAATTTCCCCAGATTTTCCTTCACTACTTGCAGCATTAGTCAATCCAGATATTAGTCCTCCTTCTTTAATATCCCCGATTAGAGGGACTCCATCTAACAAGCTAGGTATGTTTATAGATAACTTTTTAGCTTTACCGTCACTTCCAAGGATCCCAGATGCTTCACTAGTCAATTGTTCCTTTACAGTACCTCCGGACGATGTCTTGTCTGTCTCTTTCCAGTAATTTGGAAGTCTATAAACAGGTAGTGGGGGAACAACAGATGTCCTTCCGAGACTTTTGAACACTTCAACGTCGTCTTCCTCATATGGATATGGGAGCAGTCTTATCTTCCACATATGATCTGATCCCATTTCAAATCCGGCTATATCCCTATATGACGATAGTAGTCCTCTACTCCTCAAGTCTTGTACGGCCTCATTGAAGGTACTGAACTCATGGACAACGCTTGATGAGCTGTATGGGTCATTATATGCAAAGTAGTCACTGGCTACTCTCTTCCATTGTTTTGATTTTTTGTCTACAGGAGCAGTACGATCTAAGACTCCCTTACTACCAATAGAAGACGTCCTACTTACATTATCTTTTGCATAATCTGCGAGGTTCCCGATATTCTTCTTTCCAATGTCTGAGCTTCCAAGGGACTCGTAGATCTTCATTATCTTGTCTCCCTCGTTCGACTTTGGAAGTGAGAATGGCGTCCTACCTTTTTCGAACTCCTTCTTGTCAGGATTTCCCTCTACGCCCTTCTCTTTCTCCTTTTTATCCGATACTCCGTTAATTATTCCGGAGATGAGCTTACTCGTATCAGCATCTTGATCATTTACCTTGCCATTGACTCCTCCGAGAATCTTTCCATAGTCTGGACGTTCCCTTCCATTTACTTCTCCACCAGTAGGCCTTCCTTCGTTGTGGTTTACTGGTATCTCTACAGCCTTCTTATCTACCTTTTCGACTACCTTCTCTTGAGCGTCCTTGTTTTTCTCTTCTTTCGGGTTCAGTACATCATTGGCAATGTTCCAGAGTGCTTGTACAGGATTTTTTCTAACATTTTCAATAGACTTAAGAATATCTTTACCTGACGGTAATTTCTTTATGTCTATTCCAGTAGCCTTCTTTATAACATCCCTTACAGGACTATCCTTTATTTTATCTATTGCGTTAGAGGAGACATTGTTAAGGACGTAATTTTGTCCCATATGTTTTGGGATCTTTACTACCTTATTTTCTATCTTAAATACTTCTGCAAGGGACTTACTCATATTCTTTACAGATTACATTTCTACGTTGTCTGGTATATAGATTGACTTAGCTATCGCGGTCGGTATGTGTTCTATCTTCGGCAATCCAACTATTTTCTCTGTAGATTTCGGAGCCTCTGTTTTAGGTATGTTGACTATTTTATCTGTCGATTTAGGGGCTGATCCTGATTCTGGAAGACCAACTCTCTTTGGTGCCCCAGCAGGATTCATCATCCCTCCGGGGATATTCACAGTCTTTGCTTTTCCTTCCGGAGTGTGACCTCCTTTTGGAACATCAACTACCTTTGCTTTTCCAGATGGCTGGAACCCTGTGTTTGGTATTTCAACTCTCTTTGGATGTCCTGACGGCTCATATCCTGATCCGGGAAGTCTTGTTATTTTTGGATGACCTTCTGGTCTAAATCCACTATCGTATATATTAACTATCTTAGGCTTTCCTTTTGGATCCTTATCTCCCTTAGGAATATCCACAACTTTCGGAGTACCTTCAGGAGTATGACTTCCGTTGGGAATATCTACTATTTTGGAATTACCGCTTGGATTATGCCCTCCATTGGGCATACCAACGACCCTATTGCTCTTTACGTCTTCTTTTTTCATCTCTTAGAATTCTAAGTTTCTGGTAGAATCGACTTCAGTTAGTCCACTGATCGTGTATTGGTTTAGGACTCCCCCTGCTTCACTGAATGTAAATAGGTCAGTTACCTTCCATTTAAACTCTTGATCCCCTCTTGAGAAGATTAGAAGATCTCCTGCCTTTAGTATGTCTCTATTGTCATACATTTGTATAGGATCGGTAGACTTACTATATAGTCTTAACATGTCGTTAGTTCCAAATAGGGCAATGTAATTGAACCTATTTGCATTCTCATCATCAACGAGGGTAGACGTAGCTATTGACCCATATACTTTTCTGTACACATAATCATCAGATAATCTAACCACCTGACACTTTACTCCTATTATCTTCCTCCACCAATCGAACATCTTGAGAGAGGCTGAGTAAAAATGATTAGTATTATCTAATAATTCATTTACAAATCCATTTCCTTTCATAACATTGGAAGAAAAAGAAGGAGATGCACTGGCACTATAAAATGCCTGCACACCTCCTCCGACCTAACCTAACACCAAACCAATTATATTAACTGTTAAAGTCTGTACCGATCTGGTAAACTTTAACAAGAACATCGATGTATTTAACTGAGTTAGTCAACCTTACACTTACATGTACGCCAAGCTGGTTGGCCGTGATCATCTCAGTTGTATTTACGTCAGCCCTATCGCAGACAACCTCGTAGTCATCTAGCTTATAGAGTTGATTCTGAATATTTGTTTCAAAGTAGTGTCTTAGGAGTGACTCTACATCTTGTCTAGTAGATACTGTATTTACTCTTCCCTTGAATCTCTGCATCAACCTATTGCAGTCCTTCTTGATCTTGTTGACCATTCTTCGGTTCTGCTCTTCAGATAGAATATCTTTATTAGGCTGGAATGTCTCATTGTTGTTCAAGTAGTAAGAATCAGTTCTCTGATTGTAAACTAGGAAGTTAACAGGAGCAGCGAAATTCAACAGTTTCTCTCTATCTCCCTTATCCAGCATGTATACAGGATTCTTATACTCTAACGTACCATTCGTCTGATCGAACGTAGGAGCAAACTCAGATCTAACTGACTTATTCTGCATGACTTTTCTATAATATCTAGAGGAAGCTGCTATATAAGTCATCCATCCAGTTAGCGACGTATCCTTGTCAAACGGACCCATTACGATCGTATTGCTATCCTGAGCAAGGTTCAAGATGAATCCCTTAATAGAGTTCACATTCGTCTTGTCATGTGGAAGATCAACCGGAGTGAACCAGTCATTTCTCTTTCCAATAAACTGGAACTGTCTCAAGAACTGTAGATCTACAATACCAGCCGTAGCCAAGTACTCTATGTCATAAAGTCCTTGATCTTCTAAGCTATAAAGAGCCTGAACTAGACAAGATACCTTCTTACTTGAGGACAGGTCAAGACCAGAGTTTCCAAAGCTGAATACCTGAGTCAACTTAGGAGAGTGAGTCCTGAGATTGTTCTCATCATAATCTGGATTAGTAACTATAGTGAATCCAGTTCCAAGAGCATTCAGATTCTCTATAAATACATTGTTTCCAGATTCATCAGTCTCATCTGGAAGAAGCGATACGAGATAGTTCTTCGTACTCTTAACATCAGTTAGACTGAGCGAGAAGATATTTCCACTATCAGGCTGAACTACCATTTTGTATACATCACTTCCCTGAGGATCATTCGGGTAGATACTAAACAACATGTTGCTCATATCTACCGAAGTAGGAGTCTCTGGTTGTTTTACCGTAACACCTTCATTTAGTCCCGTATCATCAGCAGCAATGTATATCCTATTTCCCTTACTATAAGTTACTTTTATCTTCTTATCCTTCTCAACCTCTTCACAGGCCATACCCTTGATACCACTGATCGAGGTGATAACGTCATCAAGAGTTTTGCAGGATACAAGACTATAGTCATCATACTTTGACTTGTCTATAGCTCCATGATAGTAAGCCATAGTTCCATATACGAATGCCCAGTTGGAATCTACGCCATTTGCAAACGTAAACTCAAGTACTTCAGATTCTGTAAGTGCTACGTTATCTTTATACTTAATGGGAGTAGCCTTAAGTGAGCTGAGTCCAGTCTTATTGTGCTTAAGATCCAGCTTCAGACCTACCAGACTTTCCTTAGCAGCAGCATCCAAAGTGTAGGCAGCCTCAATATCTGGAGTAAATACTATTCCACCAACTTTAGGTGAATATATGGCCGAATATGGTTTCGACTGACTAGTAGTCAAAGATGATTGTAGCTTCTCTGCAAGCTCAGTAAAGTTCTTGCAAGATACACTCTTACCTTGTCCGGCAGTCTTTATCTTTCCTAGAGTAGCTGCATCGTAAACAGGATCTCCATTATCGTTAACCTGATTCTTGATAACGTTCAAGAAGTCATCCCAAGAATCGTTTCCATTATTGCAGAAGTAATACTTGTCATCAAAAGCTATTCCCCAAAGCGAGTTATTGTCAGAATTGATAAACAGCTTTGACTCATTCTTATCCTCGTGAGTAAAGAATAGTCCTGACACAGCAGTAGTATTCATCGAACGAACTACTACCAACCCTGCTGAGTGTGATAATAGGAAAGCATTGATAAGAGACCTATGGGCATTTCTAGGAATAGTTCCATCAACTGTATACAGCTTAAGGAACGTATTCGGACCGTCTACATAGGCCAGTCTAGGCCCCGCCGGAGCCACTATAACGACCCCAATATTTGAGGTCCCATCGATATTGAGTACGGTTGGCCTACTCATTATCTGTTCCCTAACTTTTACATAGGGTTCTTTAATAGGTACACTTGCCATTTATGTTTCTCTTTTAGTATTCAAAATAAAATTCTAAAGTGATTACCCGAGGTAACGATCCTCAGGCAATCGTAGAGGGCTAAATTGACTGTACGTACTTCGTCAATTTATATATATTAGATTGGATCCTCTTATCCTTAACAAGATCTGGGTGTATATACCAGTCCTCGAATGAGTTCTTAGAGTTGTACTTGATGTCTTCCCCTACTAACTTATATCCAAGAGACTTCATATACTCCCTAGACTGTTCTTTTGTATAGTTCCCATCTCTATAGCAATCATGTTCAAATGTAATACACCTGAATTTAGCTAGATTGAAAGGAATCTTATACAAAACATCTATATTATATCCACAAACATCAACAGATAGGTAGTCTACTACATACTTTCCATCAGACATCTCTCTTCCACTGCATAGATCGCTTATGGTCTTGTCGTAGTCATGCCAGTATGCATTATCTAAGATAATCTTATTCTTCCTCTCCTTAGAGAACTCTGATACTAAGTTACCTTCAATCTCTATTGATACTCCATCCCATCCCAGCTTTTCAAGCAGCCATGTATTGTTATGGTGGACTGGAACACTGGCACCGAGCTCCAAGTATGTCCCATCCTTTGACTCATTATTTATTACTGCGAAGATGTCTTGGAAGATTTGAGACTTATTCTCCTTTACATTCTCAGATATAAATTTAGAATTAAGACCTATCTTATCTTTAACTCTTGAGTAGTCATTGAACGGGTTCATAATCTCTAGCGAGTTGCATACATCGATTATGATGTCCCTATATTCAGGATCGAACTCATCGAAATCGTTCTCAGATAGATATTTCTTAAGTTCTTCTACCCTTCCAATCCTATCTAAGGACCTTACGTAATGAGTCTCTAACTCATTGATTCCATTATAGAATGGAGTTTTTGGATAATCCTTTACTCCAGCCCATATAAGACCGATCTTAGAGTTCTTAAAGACTTCTATCCAATCGAACTGCTCGTAAGTTCCTTCATAAAAGAGTTTATTAGTCCAGATCCTACACATAGATGCATATGCTTCTGGCCTGTCAGGCTGTTCAGTCATTGCATAGGTAGCATATTGAAGAGCTCCCTTCCATCTTCGACCAAGTCTCTCATATCCAAGGGAAACCATCTCAAGACAGTGATATTTTAACTCAAATTCATTATCTTTTGCTATTTCAGCGACTTTCAGGTAATGAGTTATTGATGAGCTAATCTGTCCGGACTTGTATAAGAAATTTGCAATATTTATGTTGGATTGGATCCCATTTAGGTCATCAATCCATCCATAGAGATCTTTATACTTTTCTCTATGATCCTTGTTCTTATCAAACTTCTTAACCTCTCCCCCTAAAATAGAATCAAAGTCAAGCTCTAAAATGTACGAAGAATTATCTCTTGTGGAGAATGATGCATAGTACAAACCATTGTACTCACACAAACCACAACAGAACTCAATGTGAACGTCAGTAAATGAGAAAGGTTCAGAGATGTAGATTGGATCGAAATTACTGTTCCACACGATAACGTGATGATAGTATCTCGATGCTTTCTCTCCTGAGTAAGGCTTCCACAGTTTTACACTATGTCCAAAAGCTACGTAGTAATCTCCCCACTTAACTACTTGAGATCCTCCTCTAACGTCTACTTTAGTTGGAAATCTCTTTGTAATTATACTCTGAGTAGAGTCACTTTGATGGTCATAGTATGCAACTTCTGTCGGTGAAGACCACTTGACGAACGTATATGGACGGTCTAAGATAGGCATCCAGTTCTTCTCACAGTAAGAATCGTCGTTTCCTGTGGTAGGGATCCTGACTCTGCTTATCTCATTCCCAGTGGATTCATCTATCTCAGATAATTCCATTCTACCTTGACCATTCTTAGTGGTATCCCTACGTACTCCAATTAGATATAACTTATTTTCCCATCTAACTAACCTACCGTCTTCTAATCCGATAAAATGCCAGATAGGATCATGCAAGTCCTGCATGTTTATGTAATTACCGTCGACGATATTAAAGTCATCATCGAGATCAACTAAAATATTTTCCGTCTTTAGCGTTACATCGTCTTCAGGATGAATGTACTGTAGAGGTCCACTCCAATGAGGGTACTTAGAAAACTCTGAATGGCTCATGTTGTAATTAACTATTCGTATATTACACTTTAGCTTTCCATCGTCATTGTAGATTGATGGGTTCATCAGAGATACTCCTTTGGACAGATCCCATTTCATAAGAAGGGGAAATATCCTAAGACCTTGATCTACGCAAAATTTAGCGAGACCTTTCTCATAAATTTCTTTGTTGAGTTCCATTTTGGTTTGTGTGTGTTGTTGGTTGGTTTTATTCTTGATTTATTACTATGATAATGGATTTACATATTCTCTTGCCCATCCAGTTAGGATTCCTTGCCATGCATACAGCCTTCCTCCTAATCCTAGGGCTCTATTATTCATGTTAGCCGTGAATCCTGCTGCCTTAAGGGCATTTGGTATTGACCAGTACTCCTTTCCGGGATCAGTGAATGCTTTTCCGGGGTCCCCTCTTCTTCCCTTAGGTCCCTTTGGACCTTTCACATTTCTTCCAGGTATTCCCGGAGGTCCTGTAGGTCCTTGTGCACCTTCTCCGGGATCACCGGGATCTCCTTTCTCACCTCTTTTCCCTTTGAGGGACCTTCCAGTCTCACCCATAGGACCGGGAGATCCTTGTGGACCTTTTTCAGATTCACCTTGTCTTCCTCTCGCTCCAGTTTCTCCCTTGTCACCTTTAGATCCCTGAGCTCCAGTGTCTCCCATGTATCCCTGAAGACCTTTTGATCCGGTACCTCCATGACCATCTGCTCCCTGAATTCCTTGGATACCTGCAAATCCTATCGGACCGTCAGCTCCCTTTGGTCCTTTTGGTCCCTTCGGTCCTTGTAGACCCATGTATCCTGTAGGTCCAGTCTCTCCAACGGGTCCAGTAGGTCCCTGAGCACCTTTAGTGCTACTTCCATCTATCCCTTGGATTCCTTGAAGTCCGGGAACTCCGGTTCTACCTTGAAGTCCTTGGTCTCCAACAGGCCCATTTGGTCCCTTTGTAGCTACTCCATCTCTTCCCTTAGGTCCCTTTTTGCCCTTGGGTCCGGTATCTCCACGATCTCCTTGTGGACCTTGGATACCTTGAAGTCCGGGATGTCCAATTCCTGGCTTACCTTGTGGTCCCTGAAGGCCTCGTATTCCTTGAGGCCCTTGGATTCCTTTTCCAGTTACCTTAGTTTTGAAATCCTTTACCGAAGATACTATATCTTCGTTAGCGTACAATGAATAGGGATATAGCCTGAATATGTTGGATATAGAGGTTGGTGTCAACATGGCGGGCTTACAATCCTCGGTTAGCCCTATTATTCTACTTGCCGAGTTATATGCGTCCAGAGTCGATATCGGACTCAGCTCATTTGAATATATTAATGTCTTTGCCATAGATTTTAAGGTCTTTTGACGTTTCCAAACTCTACTAATCCTCCATTTATGGATCCCTCAAACTTAAGGACTCCACCAGATACAGAGATTCCCATGTGAGTTAGAAATTTTCTTACATCATCATCAGTGAATCGATAGGGCTGTTTGGATTCTCCGGGATCTCCCCTATCACCCGGATCACCTTGGATACTTAGTCCAGATTGACCTCTTGGACCTTTCTCTCCCTTCGGTCCGGGTAGACTTGGTCCACGATCTCCATCCGGTCCTTGGTCTCCATCTATTCCGTAGTAAGCATTCTGACCCATTGGCCCTTGAATACCCCTATCACCCGGAATATCTTTTCCCTCATATCCTTCTGGTCCTTCATCTCCGTCTTCTCCAGTCTCTCCCCTTGTTCCTTGTAGTCCTGTAGTACCTCTATCACCATCTGGACCTTTTGTACCACCAATGATAGCTCCACCATATCCTCTCGGACCTTGTGGACCCTGCGTGAAGTTCGGTGATCCCGGATCTCCAGTTAATCCAATCTCTCCTTTTGGTCCATCTGGGCCTTGTGGCCCTTGAGCACCTGATGGCCCAATATATCCCTTATCTCCTCTTGTAGGAGGACTTCCTACAATAAGCGCTCCGGACCTTCCTTTCGTGCCTTGTGATCCTGTAGGACCTTTGTATCCCTTTATTCCCTTAGGACCTACTGGCCCTTGAGTTCCTTTTATATTAAGGGCATTTATACCAGGCTCTCCTTGATCACCGTCTGGACCATCCTCACCGAATTGTCCAGTCGGCCCCTGTACACCGGTTACTCCCTGCTGTCCAATAGTGTCTCCATGAACTCCTTTTTCACCCTTTATTCCATATTCACCATCTGCTCCCTGTGCCCCTTGGATGGTCTTGTAGTTATCCTTTATATACTTCCTCATTCCACCTACAGTAAGTATCCCTACTGCTGGCACATTCTCTGAGTCTTTAGTATATATGTCTTTTGATATGGATTCGAATAGGTCTATTTGAGCTGGATCTCCTGATTTGTCTATCGCAAGAAGGTACCTACAATTAAATTGTGTATTTAAGAGGCTGGTTATTACCTTTATTGAATCAGAATATCTTAGCATAACTTACGGGACCACTATTATTTTATTACTCATCCTGTTCTTCAGTGTATCTGTTCTTAGGTTTCCAATCTGTACAGTAAGTCCTGCCTGAGAGGCATCTATCGTACCCCCATATTGAAAAACATTCTTTCCTCCGAATAGGATTCTATTTATTGCAGCTATTATGTCTTGTGGAGTAGAAGCTAGGATTTGGTCTTTACCTTTTGGACCAGTCGGACCTTGAGGTCCAGCAGGTCCCGGAGCTCCATCTGGCCCCTGATCTCCTCTATCTCCCGTAGGGCCTCTTGATCCGATTCCTGTAGGTCCCTTGTTTCCTTTCTGTCCTTGGTTCCCATATGCGTCTTGTCCAGCATATCCTTGGAATCCAGTTGGTCCTGTAGACCCATACTTCTTTTGTCCCTGAGGTCCTTGAGTTCCCTTCTTTCCTTGGGCACCTTGCTGTCCCTGTGCACCAGTTAGTCCTTTCGGTCCCTGAGTTCCTTGAAGACCATCTACAGAGTCCCCAGCAGGTCCTTGAGGTCCTTGTGTTCCCTGTGGTCCACGATTGCCTTCTGGACCTTGAAGACCGATGTCCCCACGAACTCCTTGATAACCCATTATACCTTTTATTCCTATTGGTCCTGGGTCTCCAGTTGGTCCTACATATCCGGGAACATTGTCTCCGGGATAACCCTGTGGTCCATCATCCCCAGGGTCTCCATCTGGCCCTGTCTGACCATCTTCTCCCTTATCTCCTCTGTCACCAGTTACATCAAGACCATCTCTCCCTTGGACACCATCCCCTCCTTGGAGACCTATTTGTCCCTTGCTTCCTTTTGGTCCTTGAGGTCCCTGAAGACCTCTTCCGGTATCTCCAGTGTCTCCCATAGGGCCTCTAGCTCCCTGAACTCCTTGAAGTCCTGTAAATACCCAAGGGTTACTTGCTATAAACCTATCCAGCTTACCTACTGGAACGAAGAGATCATCTGGAGTGCTCTCGTCAATGTCTACTACTGGCATCTTCTGGCGGATAGCCATATCTATATCTATAATAGCTGACTCTTGACTTGATGAAATTCCCAATAGATACTTACACTTCGTAGTTGTCTCAAAGACGCTTTCTATTGGGCTTATATTTTCATGGTATACTAAAGACATATCTAGTCACTATTATTTTTAGATACATTAACGTCTCCAGCCAATATGTTCGTAATAACTTTGCTGATGGAGTGATACTTCTCATCATACACTTCATAATAGTTAAGTGTAGCTGAAAATTCTACTCTATGCGCTATATTGGCCATTGAGTCCTGATCGTATTCCTGATTAAAGTCTGTAGGAATAGGACTCCACACTATATTTGAAAGCCACGGTCTACCTAGGGTATCGTTCGTATTGAACATAGTTAGATTTGTAAGAAAGTCCAAATTTTGGTACTTAGTTCTAAAATCATCTAACACAGGTATGTCCGTGCATGAAAATTCAAAGTTAAAAATAGAGCTCTTCTGAACTGCGTATCTTAATGGTTCTTGATAGGTCCTTCTAGACATTTGTCTTCCAGAGTCAATAAGCCTATATATTACGTAGTTAGTAGATTTAAGATTATCTGTTTTTGGATATTTGATAAAATCAATTCCCTTGTCAACAAACAATCCCTTAACTCTCATTAAGAATGAGTCATATATCATAGCTGAGGTAAGGAGGTATTTACTATATGACTTCCTTGTGTTAAACTCAAAAAAGTTACTGGAAGTAATGTCTCTACTACTCTCAGTTATGTTATATGAATATATGTTTGATAGTACCTGATCACTGTCTTCATCCACACTAACTCGTAAGTACGGATTTTTGCATAGTGTTCTCAGGTACCCATCAACATCGTGAGTCTTTATCTTTGGGATAATTATCTCACATCTAGTATCATCAAACCTGATTACAAAATTTGTCTGGTTTGAATCATTTATAAGGTATTGGTTTATGACGTAGTCCGTTTGAATAAGTTTCTTGAACTTGAACCCATTTAATATCGGACAGCTATTTGTTAGCTTGATATAGTCGGTCTCCTGTAGGGGACTATCGTCATATCCCAAAACCTCTACTCTTTTGTCTATTATGTCGGACTTACAGAACCCTTCTGGAACGTTTATCCGAATGCAGGAAGAGTCATAGTCCTCTACGATCTCAAGAAACTTACTGAAAGTCACTTTTAGGTACCTGCAATTAGTTTTAATTAAAAGATCTTGAACTACTACTTCCATAAATTCAATTAGAATATAAATAAAGTACCTTGAATATCCTCGTCCCAATAGATTGCAACGAAATTATTCTCTAGTAATTGAACGTCTACTTCTATCGTCTTTCCTGACTGCTTTTCTACCAGCCAAACTTTAGGTACGGAACTTCCATTGTACTTAGATATTACTGGAGATGATATGGCTTTGATAGACCTAACTTTAGTTCTTAGATCAATCCTCTCCAAAGTCTTATCAGGAGATACTATCCACTTGGATTTCTCAGGGCCTGTACATACTAAGACCTCTCCTATAGAAGGATTAGACTTTAAGTACTCTGTAATTTCCTGCATAGAGCTAAACTCTCTTTCAGTTATCTGTATGTACTGTGTCTTTTCGTCCGTCTCCTCATATAGTGGGGGATTACATTCGTCACATATTCCAGACTTAGTTATGGAAGTTATGTTAAGAGTGTATCCGACAACATTATTAACATGGAATCTTCTTTCTGCTATCATATGACTATTTCTTTATGCTTCCCCTCAAGAAATTAGAAGTAATTCTAGATCTTGTACCCAATCTTCCAATCCCTCTTGACATCTTATCGAGTCCCTTGGCCATTCCTCCAAAGATTCCTGCCCCAGCCCTTGCAGGCGCATTCTTTATTGCCGTACCAGTACTCCTAATGAATCCGTTTACTCTTCCACCCTTTCTGAAGGTGTTTGTAGCCCTCTTAAATCCAGATCCTACTGTCTTGACCCCAGTCTTTATATCCTGACCACGCCTCTTAAAGAAGGTAGTAGTTCTATCGCCAGCCCTACCTAAAGCAGAGGTTGCATTAGATTTATATGCTTCAGTTCTTAATCTACTTTCTCGGAGATCTTTCTGAATATTTGCTTTATGTCTAATTATACTGTCCTTTAAAGGATCTGCTGGTCTTCTATCCCTAATATGTTTTCCAGTCTGCTTTGCAGCATTAGCAGCTGTCTGGGTAGCGTTGTTAGTTACTGTAGATGTAGGGGTTGACTGAGTTTTTGGAGTCTGTGGACCACCCTTATAATTTGGTCCGTATACTAACCCATTTTTATTAACGTTTTGAGTTGGTCGATTACGAAGTAGGGATCCTGATGGATTCCTTTGGGTCGTCGTATTTGTTCTGTTATTGGTCGTAGTAGACTGGGGAAGTGCCTTTTGATTTCCTCTTACGAATTGTCCTCCGTTTCCAGTGTTAGTATTACTACCGACAATCTTACCGTCTGCCCCTATTGCCCTCTTATTTCCGTTCTTATCTATTATATGAGTAGGACTTATTGCACCCCCACCAGATGATCCAGAGGTACCACTTGAATTAGAAGAACTCGGAGGAGGGGTTACTATTGGGGGCTTATTATTACTCTGAGTTGTATTTCCTCCAGTAGACGTAGTAGTTGTCGTAGGCTTAGGAGGAGTTGTCGTCTGACTCGTGGTAGTTGAAGTATTTCCCGCTGGCTTCGTAGTAGTTGTAGGTTTAGGTTGTGTATTCTGAGCCGGCGGTGGAGTCTGTGTCTGTGCAGGTGGAGGCGTAGCTGGTGCTTGCGCTGGTGGCGGAGTGTTTTGAACAGGAGGTTTCTGAGTCGTTGTATTATTCTGAGTAGCTGCTGGCTGTTGAGTAGTAGCCGGAGCTTGTGGTTTCTCTGCCTGAGCATTTCCTCCAGAAGCAGCCCCTTGCTGACCTCCTGCTTGAGTCTGCTGTTGCTGACCTTGTTGGTTAGCTGGGGCTTGTTGCTTCTGATTCTGATTGGCAGCTTGCTGTTCTCCTCCTTGAGCCTGAGCCTGTCCCTGTGCTTGTCCCTGTGCTTGTCCCTGTACCGGATTTCCGTTCTTATCTACAGGTATTTTTCTTCCATCCCTACTAACAATATATCCGGCAGCTAAGGCGCCGACTGCCCCACCTACCAACCCTGGGACAATCATATCTCTTTCTCTTCTAAAAAACATAGTTACTTGCCGTTATCTGTTAGTATTATATTTAAGTCATGTAAATAGTTCTCTACATTAACTCCATCTGAAAAGTCTTCGTCTCCCCAAGTCAATCTTATCTCTGACATTAACTTACCAGAACCTAATCCATGATCCTTGAGTAGACAGATAACGTCGCTTCGATCTCCTAACTTACAATTAGTAAGATCAGATCCGACCTTCTTTACCAAGAATTCCTCTGACTTTCCTTTTATGTAGAACTTTATAGTGAAATTAACTCTTTTAAGTGGGATAAGATATTCAGGATAGTAATTGAGATTCCTGAAAGAATATATTATCTTGATGCTATCCCCAACATCAAACTTGACAGGCTCTATTATTTGAGGCCTGCAAGGACACTCAATTCTCTCCATAAAAAAAAAAATAAAATCTAAAAGTAAGCTAAGGGAAAACTAATTCCCCTAGCTCTTACGTATTTTTCCGAACTTGTTTAAGTAGGTACCTCTATCAACAGAGTAACCATTATACAAATTCCAGACTATTCCATTATTTATCGTAAACTCATCTATAGTAGAGTTCACAGAGTCATACTTGCTAAAGTGAACTTTAGATCCAATTACAGTGAGATTAATTCCTGATATACCTTCATGTATGTATGTACAGGGAGTATTCACGCAATCTATGAACTCAACAACAAGATCCCCACTATTCAGACCATGAGTCCTAGTCAACTTGCTATATCCTAGGTTAAACTGGAAGTCTTTCGGGAATACACAGTTGTAGAACACTATCTTCAACTCTCCATTCTTAAGGGTACCAGATTTGAATAGGTCGAGAGATCTACAGTCCTTAGAGAACTTGCACCCAGAGAACAGTATTCTACCAGATTCTATGTATCCACTACCTATATCTATTAACGAGTCTGACGAAATGAATGTATTCCCATAATAATTTATGTATAGGGACTTAATCTCATTGATATCAGACTCTACTACCCCAGTCTCTTGGAACTTAGAGTTCATTGAGTTTACGAGAAGCTCATCAAAAGAGTCTTTATGATCCTGATTGCTTGCCTTAGAGACCTTAAGTTTATTTATCTCGCAATCTCTAAGTAGACAATAGGAGTTCAACTTATATCCGCCACCAACATTTCCTATAATAAGATTATCCACCTTACTAGATACAAGGCTTGTTGATACGTACTTAGTTGAATCGTCTCCCTCGATATTCTTACTTCCCGTTATAAGTTCGAAAGCAGTTATTCCGGAGCCTCTTAGCCAAGTATGGTTCATCTTGGTATCCGATGAAGACCCTTGGATCACCGAATCAAATGTGAATTTTGCGACTTTCCTACTATTTTCACCTTCTGTAAGAATTGTATAGTTATCGTCCAGATCGGTCATTATAGTAGTAGGGTTTCCATTACAGATTAGAATCTTATTTTCTAACTTAGACTCTCCTGTTGGGGTGTATCCATAAGTCTCCTTTATAACTTCTCCTCTCATCTGTAAGTGAGAGTCCTTACTTATAGATATTATGAATCTCTCCCTGAAATTCATGTCCCACCTTATGTCTACTATGTGAGCCTCATTCAATGAGAGTATCTTTGGGTAGAAGTAAAGGGCCTTCGGTAGATCGAAGTCATCGTGTACAGTAAAAATCTCCTTACCGAACTTCCTTCCATCCAGAGATATTTCTACATCTGGGAATTTATCAATCATCCCTATATCAGGAGTTATCTCTACTCCTACATAGTTCCCCGGATCTACTTTTTTAGTAGATGGGTTATCCCTATACCACTTTATCTTTCCACTAAACTCAATTATATTTCCCTCACCGTAAATCTTCAGATCATCTCCTCCCACATTCAATGGGTCTCTAGAGATTTTTGATTGGAGAATCCTCGGTAAAGTATTATAATCCTTCCCTCCGGATGAATTATCTGGATCTAGGTCTGAGTCTATATTTATGTCATTTAGACTTAATGACTTCTTACCAAGGAAGTATATCATGTCGGTAGAGAGTGCATGAATAGTCCAATCATCCAGACCCGGATCTGAGGTCATTTTCAAGTAGTATAGCTGAGGAACTTTATCTGTAGGTTCCCCTGGAATAATTTTTCTACCTGTTCCAAGGGCAATCCTCAACTGAGATTCTGTCTGATGAATCTTTATATTTTTTAGGTCACTCTCTTTGAGTTCCGTAATGATATTCAGTTTCACTTGTCGAGCGGTTTTTCGTCCTTCTTTTCTTTTAACAAAGAGTCATTCAATTTATCTACCAGATCCATGTATTTTGGATTCCTGAAACTCATCTTATTGTCATTAGAAGTATCCTCTGATAATTTCTTAAGTTTCTCCTCAGTATCTGGTATCTTGACCTGACCGTAAATCTCATTCATCTTGCTCATCATATCTAGAACTCTCGTCATCATATCCATCTTATCTGCATAAGTCATTGACTCACTCATCATATAGTTTGGATCGAGAATCTGGGATGCGAGAAGAGAAATTGCTCTGAGGTACTGCTGATACATAACGACTCTGAATTTTCCGTACACCTTGCTTAGGTAGTATTCAGCAGCCTTCTCACTTTTGTCGGACGTTAGGTTGGTAATACTGTTAGTGAATGAATCGAAATCTAGAGATACATTAAGTCCGTATTCTTTATTCAAGTGAGATACGAGTTCGGTATATGCTTTGGATACCTCTCCCCTTACCTTCTCACTTGGCTCTCCTACGTCTTTTTGTATCTTACCTAGATCTTTAAGCGCCTTAGCAGGAAGTATTACCTCTTCCTTACTATGGTGATCATCCTCTATGATTTCAGCATCAACAACTTCTCCACCATACTTATCATAATCTCCATCAAGTCTTAGGAGATCTTTATATTTATCTGTATCTATTTCGAATGATGATGCCATAATGGTAAAAAGTGTACTTACCTTAGCCAGTAGCTAGAAGTAAGTGCACTCATGTATATATTTTGTTGTTGATTGTCTAATCTATTGTAATCCTCTTCAAGACCCTGAAATAGTTCAATAGGGAGTCCTTGAAGATAGATGTTCTTCTTGATGCTTATGATATACCTACAAAAGTTGAGATATATCTCATCATTAAATATGGAGTATACGCTATCGAGATCCCTAGACATATAGTAAACCGCACACTTTTCGGTAGGCTCTTTTGTTACTTCATCAAAGTCCTCCGGAAATGGCCTCTTGCAGATAGTCTCTGCATAGTAAACCCCGGTTTGAATATATGAGTTGAAGAAGTATCCTCCCTCATAAGAAGGAGAATCGTATCCTGAGAATCCATTTGTATTTCCTATAGTGAGAACCGCCTCAGGAGTTATTTGTATCTCATCCTCAGTAATTTCTCCCTTTAGGTACTGATTGAAGTTGTTTACTATTCTTCTACTTCTTGAAGTAATAGGGTCAACTACAATGTGAAGTTTCTGCATGAGAAACATCGGATAGTATCTCTCAAATGTTTGGAGAGAATCTCTGATAATAGAGTACATTATCTCCCACTTTGAGTGCTCTCCATTTGGAACTTCTAAGATGTCTACTACACTAGGAATTGCTATCAGAGTGCCCCTCCTGGTGAGGTCTTTGTATAGGGTCTTTAGCTCTACTTTTTCCATTATAGTCTTATTGATAAGAATTTTGGGTTCTTAGACAGGAACCTGAATGTATCGTCAATAAGAAGGTTAGCTTCTTCAGCCCCTAAGGTTGTTGTCTTGAATCCATGATCCGGCCACTTGTGACTAAAGATAACATTTCTTTTGTACGTCGGATCGGCTTTAAGTTCCTCTGGATTTCTTACATCCGGTGCGAATACAAGTTCAAAGTCACTTCTATCTGCTCCTGTATCGTCCCCGGCCAATATATGAACTCCGGATATGAGAACCGATCTCAGTAGGGTCATAAATGGATAGATTACTGTAGCTAGTATGTCTGACTTCCCAAACTCGTCCTTATTGTACTTAGAATGCTTAAGGACAAGACTCATCAGGTGGGATAATGCATCGAAATACTCATCCGGAGTAGAACTTCCAGCTGATATTCCTGCCTTATGATTATCTGTTAATCTATTTAGCTCAGAATTCATCTCGTTAAGAGTTCTGTCATGTCCCTTCTCCATGTTATAGTCCATGTATGACTTCTTCAGGTTCCTAAGAAGAGAGATTCCGAGTGCGGTACCAAATGAGATCAGTATAGCATCTTGAACCCTTTTTGGTATAGAGAACTTAAGACTAAATATTCTGTCGCTCAGCTCTGAGTAATCAGAATAATTTGTGTTTCCAAGGCTTGACATATACTCCTGAGCATCGTAGTCCCCCTCACCTTTCTTGAATGCCCTTGCATCAGTCATATTGGGAGCGTCTCTCTTAACTTTATCAATTGCCTTCATAGGGCTCTCAGCAAGTACTGTCTGATGTTTAGGGGTACCTGTTGAGCTCTTGTATACAACTATGTATTTTGACCAAGGACTTAGTCCCTTAGCCAGACCATATCCAGCGGTAGCAATAGTAGCTCCAGTAGCTATGATTCCAAGATGTCCCTGTATCTTCTTTAGCTGTGTATTAGTAAGACCTGTCTTATTAAGGAACTTTGCGGCTGCCTGTCCGGTATAGCCCATTCCTTTATATACTTTATCGGTAAGTTTACCCATCTTAAATATAAATTTACTTTTGAAGGATAATCCGATAGATTTACAGAACTATCCTACCACCTTTTTTACTATTTTCCTTTGGATCAATCAATCCCAACTTAACCAGATATTCTAAGTTCTTTTTGTACTCTAATTCAGCAGCAGCTCGTGATGCTGTGAGACCAACGAGTCTAGTTGATTGCTTGTTATACTCCCACTTTTCTGGGTTATTCGGATACCTTATGAGATTATTCATTCTCTGATTCTCTTCGTCATCAAGAGCTCTTCTCATTTCCTTAGAATATCTGTCCTTTATTTTCTCCTTAAGTAAGTTAGAATTTCCTACTTTATTATTGTATAAAAACTTAGCATACTTAGGACTAATCCCATAATCTCCCATATTCCTTACGTATAGGCGTTTATCTTACGTCCTATATGTTTATAGGTTTCGTTGAGTTTCTTTAATCTTGCATCTCTCCTAAGGAACTCTTCAGGTTCATCAGCATACTCAGCTACCTTTCTGTCATACCTATTTCCAAGATATGCTCCTCCAAGTCCACCAACCAGTGCACCTGTACCTCCTGCAATGAGATTTCCTTTTAATGACCTATCTCTCGCTAATAGTCTGTACATCCCTAGTCCTGTTCCAGCACCAAGAGATCCTATTAGTGCAGATCTAGTGGCTATGTTCTTAGCTCTTCCTGAGTTCCTATTTCCATGAATTTTCCTAAGAATGTCATCTCTAACGCCAGAGTTTCCAGCTTTATTAAGAAAATTTGCAAGAGGATCGTCTTGATTCTCTTCTAACTTGTAGTAATCCAGATAATCTTTATCGAGTGCGCTCATTTTTTTTCAGAATTCATTATCTATTCCTGTAAATATAGTTATTTATTTCCCTGGCTGTTGGGTATTTTGATCCAGGGAACTCTTCCCCATACTTTTTAGGGTCCATAGCTAGTCTTTCTACCCTCTTGTTCCGTATGTGTCCTGTCATCGCTCCGCCAATTCCTGCTCCAAGAGCAGCTGCTCCAGCACCTATTCCAAGAAACTTATAGAATCTTTTGTCTTTAAAAATTCTTGGATCTCGGACAGCCACCAATCCAGCACCTAATGCAGCCCCAGTAGCTCCAGCACCAGCAGTTACCAAGGACCTACTGAGGATCGATTTTTTTTTGTACTCGTCTTTGTCCCTTGATCCTAGATATTCGTCAACCTCTTCCTTCCTAGGGAACCAGTGGTTGCTCTTAATCTCTTTTAGAATTATTCCGACCATATCATTACCAATAATAGTCGTCTCCGCGATCTACATTTATATGTATATTTTGTTGATTTTTTGGGACCTTTGGTTCTCTATATACATATTTATATTTTCCATTTGAAGCCCTAACGAGTGGATATTTGGACTGAAATACCTGCTGGTAGAGAGGCTTATTTTCTGCTAAGGACCTTATCCTCCTTACTCTGTCCTTCCCTAACTTGTTTCCGTAAAGAGCTGCTCCTCCCATAGATGCTCCACCAACAACTAGAGGTATTCCAATATCTCCTCCACCAAGAGCGGCTGCACCTGTACCGGCCAAAGTAAGGGCACTCATAGCTCCAACAAGACCTCTTCTCTGATCCCTTACTATTTTCTTCTCATAATCGTCTCGGTCGTGAGAGAGTATGTATTCATCTACTTCTTCCTTACTTATTCCGTCGTACATATTGTTTTATTCGAAATTCTTATTTTTAGCTCCTACCATCCTTCCAAAGAATGCCTTGATTTTTCCCTTACCAGACTTAGCTAGTCCTTTGGCAAGATTCTTCATTCCCTTGGCTCCAGACAAGTTCTCTATATCCTTAGTCTTCTCGGCAATTACTCCTTTGTACTTTGATATCTCTGCGGTCTTCTTGGCACTGTCTGCTAGTGTCCCTTTAAGGGCAGTATTTAGATTATTTACTTTTGAGACTTGTGTCTTTAGGGCTTTTTGAGCATCCCGATTGGCTGACTCCAGTTTGGAGATCCTTCCTCCAGATAGCTTATCTGCCCATCCAGTCTTTACGTTCCTCCATCCTTTACCTATGCTACCGTTTCCTTTTCCCCTTAGGTACATGAGTCCTCCCCCAGCCAATAGTGCAGCAGCTCCAGCTCCTATGGCAGCATGTCGGATCATCCTCTTACGCTTTGCTTCCCTCTGTTCTGCTTCAGTTGGTTGATACATTTCAAGGTCCTTTTCTCCTTCACTGTAAAAGGATGTATATTGTCTTAGTTCGTTGTCGAAATATACTTTAATCATTTCTAATATATTTTATGGAGGGGGGGGCATATCACCTATTTATATTTCGTCTACCTTCACCTTCCCTCTGTCTATTTTCTTTCTTTTTCTTTAGATACCTATGAAGAGCATAACCTCCAATACCCGCTAGAGCAAGGCCACCCATTCCAAGAGCAACGTTTCTGTTGTGGTCCTTGTATATTTTGTCGAATCCTCCGGATATATGGCCTATTGGTATCCCCTTAGAGATGTCACTTCTTCCTATCCCTTCCGTATGCAAACGCAATTTCTCTAAGGTATTCCTCCTAATAAGATGATCTGTTAGTTTTCCAGCACCATACATTCCAGCACCGGCTAACCCAGCTTTTCCAAGATCTTTGGCGGCCTTTCTCTTATCGATTTTCCCGTCTTTATCTCTCCACCTCTTATCTCTATTTGCTAGGTAATATCCTCCGAGTGAAGCTGCTGTCCCTATTCCGAGTGCTCCGGGAGCCCAACTCTTATTTATTGTTATCCCGCTCCTCTTTACATTACCTAAAAATTCATTAGCTAATTTAGGATCGTTTACTTTACTTGATGGGAATATATCTTTTAATCTTCCTCCCTCAAAATCATTTCTCTTATAGAGGTCCTTATATAGATTATTTACAAGATTATTCCTGTTCTTATCTCCAAGTTTAAATCCCTTCTTCTCAAGAGAATTAACTAATGACTTAGCATTTTCAAGGTCCAGTTTAGAACTTATCGCCGCATAAGACGCCCTTGCAGCGTCAGTATTCCCTAGCTTAAGATTTCTCGAAGAGTTCATTATCTTGTGTGCACCTATTAGTGCCCCTGCTGTCACTCCTATACCAGCAGACTCAAGAAGTCTTCTCTTGTTACTTATCTTATTTTCCTTTTGTTGGTTGTAATCTATGCTATTAGATTCTTTACCCCCCCCCATATTGTTACTTCTCAATGAGCTTTCCATATAAATAAAATAATTAAGTAAATATAGGAGAAACGAATCTCCTATATTATTTTTTTTTTCTTATAGATTACTTCTTAGCAAGAATCTTGAGAGCAGCCTTCCCCGGTAGTGAGGCTACCGGAACTCTATGACCCCCACCTGCTGGAATTACTCGTCCTCCTCCAGTAACGAATTTGAATAGCTTTTGTCCTTCGGTCTTATAAAGATCCCTTTCCTTATTTGACTTGTCAAGAGCATATCTAAGAGCCTCATTATTATTTATTTGCTGAGTTACTTTCTTATTTAGTACAGAATTATGGGCTCTAACCCTGTCAAATGCTCCTCCGCTAAGTTTATTTGCGGCTCTATCTTTTACATGACTCCAACCGGCACCAATATTTCCATGTCCCTTATGTCTCAGGTAAAGAAGACCACCACCTGCGAGGGCGGCAGCAGTTCCTGCACCAATGGCAAGATTTCTCATTCTTCTGCGTTTCCGAGCCCTACGGTCAGCCTCTTCCTCATCTTCGGCAGAGTAGTATGCATCATAGTATTCAGGGTAAACAGCTGAAAAACTTCTTGTATACGGATCAAATCTATATTCCATGATATTTATTTTCTTATTTAATTGGTTATTTACTTCTTACTTACTTTTTAGCTGCTACTTTCTCAGCCTTTTTCTTGAATAAATTTCCCAAACTCTTTGCAATCTTAGAGTTCTTTGCTACTCTGTACAGGTGTCTGCCCATAGCGATCTCCTTACCAGTAGCCTTATCTTTATGCTTAGCTAGCGTAAGATATGCGCCGCCAGCTAGACCTACTCCAGCCGCAGCAAGTGCAGCTCTCTTCAGTCTCTTCTTTCTCCGAGCTCTCTTCTCAGCTTCAGTAAGCTCGTGATCCGAAAACGATCTAGTTTCCGGGATATAAGTGTAATATGACATAACGTTATGTAAATTATATTCCTTGTTGATATCTTTCCATTCTCTCTCGCTCTCTGGCCTTTCTTTCAGCATCCTTTCTTAACCTGTCCTCGTGTTGATACCTATCATCCATATTTCTTCTATATGATCTATGCATGATCGTACCAATCTTTCCTCCAGCAAAGGCTGTTCCAAGTGCCGCACCGCCAAGAGCAAGTCCTCCCCATTTTCCATAGGTCTTCCACTTACCGTTCTTTAGGTGGTTATGAAGGAGTGCAGCCCCAGCAGCAGCTCCGGCACCCATACCAAGAAGCCTAGCTTCCCTTCGTGACATGGTTCCCTGAGGACCACCTTCATAATTGTACTTGTATTCGTCTATCTTGTCTTTAGCATTCTCCTTGAAGACTTTATCTCCGTACTTTCCTGCTAAATGACCTAAAGCTCCACCGAATGCAGCTCCAGAGGCAGCTCCCCATAGTTGTCCGGCTTTACTTTTTCCGTTGGAGTTCGCAACAATTCCTCCAATAATAGCACCGGCACCTATTCCTGCGCGTCTAAGACCCTTTATTCTCTTATTCTTATATTGAGGTGCATAGGGATCCTTTTCTACTCTACTTTTAAACAAAAAACCCATAATCTATATTTCTTATTTCATAGGGATTTCCGTCCTGAATCCCTCCTACCATTACTCTTTTCTCTGCTCAGAGCTTCCTTTAGATACCTTTCATCCTTGATCTTATTGTGCCTATCGTATGCATAAATAGCTCCGGCTCCAGCAGCTAATCCTCCACCTAACCCCAGAAGAAGTGCAGCGGTGTTTGATATACCTTGCTTACGGTTTACATTTGAAGCTCCTTCTCCAGACAGAACAGCCTTTTTATAGTTATTCTTAGCTATCTGATTCGATAGATGAAGACCTAAGTTAGCAGACGCTCCAAGCATTATGGCCTTAACGGAATTTCTTGCGAAGTTTTCCTTCTCAATGGCTCTTAGCCTATCTCCGTCTTTACTGGAAAGTCCCTCTTTGAACTCCCTATCTTGAATCCTCATCCGGTTCCTGATAGTACTTCCAAGTATGTACGAACTAGCAGCAGTCCTACCTAGATCAGATGCAAAGTCGGAGTTAATCATGTGATCAGCAAGTGGCTTTGCTTTCGGGATTCCAGCATCATTGTAGTCACCCTGAGTTCCTCTTAATCCAAGGGCCCCTTTGTAAGCTCCCATCAATCCACTGACAGTGCTAAGACCAGCTCCTGCGAGTCTTATCTTATCTCCAATTCCTATCCCGTCTCTATGATACTTATCACCGAGAATCCGCTCTCTATCTGAGAGTTTACTTTTCTGTTCAAATGAAGCAATCATAATACTTTATAGTCTATTAAGTTCATTTGAAACTCCTTCAGAGATTCACCGAAAACGTACTGAAGCATAGCCTTGTAGAACTTTTGCATGTCCACCAGCCATACCCCATATAAAGTCTTCGGTATAAATCCCATGACAGACTCAGCTACTAGGACTTTTCTATACGTTATAGAGAGTTCTTCCGATGTATTCTTAACATCGTCTCCAAACCTCGATAGGAAGTAGATTGTATTGAATGACCTACCCTTCTTTACTTCAGGAAGTACGTCCTTTATAAGTAAGTTAAGATCTTGAATGAATAGGAGTTTTAGTCTAAGAAGTTGACTATCTCTAAGTTCTCTCGATCTTATGAGTGTCTTATATCCATTTATTAACCTAACTATTTTGGAATACCTAGGCTGATCTGCTGTTATTAGTCTATCTCCTATTGAAGTCGATTCACTGAAATAACCTACGTCCTCCCTATCATCACCAATAGATTGATCTATCTCTCTATCTACTATATCTTTCTTAGTAGGTTCATTATCTGGAACTGAGTCTATTATGTCTGAAATAGGTCTTTGATTATCTCCTCCACTTATTAGGCCCCTAATGTCATGTGAGTCATCCTCATCTGAATGTTCATTAAGCCTATCGTGGATGTCAAGTACGATGTTTCCATCGGAACTGTCTTCGTCAGCTACCCTCTCCTTTAGCTTTTTCTCAAGATCTTCCTTCTCTATCCTTTGTCCTTCCTCAGCAGAGATTATTTTTACCTCCTTACTCCCTATTCCGTATATTTTTACGGCAGAGTAAAGATCTATTACGTCAGGAATACTAGATTTTCTACTGTATTCCCTACTTACGACATTGTTTGACTGATCAAAGGAGATTACTTCTCCTGTACAACTGAAGATCTTAGTCTGAAACTCTAAGTCACCGCCATATTGGGAATTGTAATCGCTGAATTGCTTTATCTGATCGTCTGTTGGCTTCAGATCCTCTGCAACTTCCGAGTATAGTTCGACATCACCTGCACCCTTAAAGGACGGATTCAGTGTGAAATCAAAACCCTTTATTCTAACTATCCTCTCAGCAGTTCCTCTCTTAGACCACATGGCCTGTATCACTACAGATACTGGGAGTCTTACTCCTGAGGATAGCATTCCTATCTCATTTATTATCCTATCCTTTCTCTCTCCAGCAAACAGATCTGGATCAAAGGTAGCTGCGTCAGCATATAGAAATTCGTCAAATGGCTTGAAATATAATTTCGTATAATAGTGGAGGGCGTTATTGTGAATTAGGACCTGATCATCCATCCCTACAAGTCCCTTGAGTTCAGGTTTCAACCTCCTATCTTTGTGTGATTCTCCTCCAATACCTAATTTATTCTCTATGACTGTTCTATAGTCATCAGATTTAAGGTATTCTTCACAAGATCTTCTTGGTATATTACTTCCGTCAGCCGCAAATGATGTAGTATCAAATAATTTGACAGAAAATTCCAATTGTCTTCCCATGTAAATAAAAATTTTAGTAATATGTAGGGAGATTAGTCCCTACATACCTTAGAAAAATGGAAACTGAAAAGGTCGTGCCACCAGTTGCGTATGAAAAATAGAAAACAAAATTGTGAAAGTATCTATGGGAAGACACTTTAACTTCCCATAGACAAAATAGTAATTAGTGAGCTTGCTTAACCGTGAACTTTTGAATAAGTTCCGGGAAGATGCACTTATTACTCTCCCAATAGTACGCACCAACGGCGAACTGAGTGGGGTTATTATAGTTAGACGTAGGCGGAGTCCATACCAGAGGCATGTAGATACCACGGACAACAGGAGCCATCTCACCACCAGAGGTTTTGTGAATAGCGTAACCTTCGTTATCAGGAATATCCGTATGACGGAGTACCGGACGACCATTGAAGAAACCTACAAGATCCGATACATAGTGAGAGTCTCCGAGAGTGCTCGTCCACTTTCCAATTGCACTAAGATCCTTGAAGTTGTTAGCTACATTCTTACCTACAATATAGGCAGTAGCCTCTACGGCCTTAGTCGTACTGTATGCAAGATTAGAGTCGATCTGGTTGAACTCGTTCGAGAAGTACATCAACCTTGAATCCAGGTCATTGAAAGTACCGATGATCGGGTTCGTGCTTGACATATCGATCTGATACGTATTTCCACGATAACCACGAACGATTTCTCCAACCTGCTTCTTGTTGATCAGCTTCGTATAGAGCTCAGTCAGCTTCTGGCTGATTACCCGCCTAGGATCGTAGTTGTAAGACTTCTTCGCAGAAGCATACGACATAAGATCACCTTCAGCAACCAGCATGTCAGGCTCAGCGTATACTTCAATATCCCGATGGTTCAGCTTGAACCTGTTGTTTCCAGGGTTGTTCAGCGTACCGTACTCAGGATTTCCAGATACATCCTCACTAGCAGTGAGCACGTAAGTATCGCCAGTTACAGGAACGAATCCAGTTCCAAGCGTAAACTTGATAGCACCAGTTCCGTACTTAACGTTAACAGATCCGTCAGAGTTAGCTGCAAGTACACCAGCAGGTGCAAGAAGCGTTCCCTGACCGTCATCCTTGATAACAACTGGGTTATTAGGAGCAGAAGCATGGATCAAATGAAGCTCAACAGATCCCATGATCAACTTCTTATTCGTAGCTACGCTGTACTCCTGAACACCACCGGGGTTAAGAGAGCTAGTCGTAGTGAACTTAGCTATAATTCCATCAAGGTTTTCTTTACCAATATTCGGAGAAACTACCCGATTATCGCTTACACCAAGAATATCGTCAACACCAATCAATGAGTGTGGATGCTCGCAAGATCTTTCAATTGAAAGGTATCCAGAGAACGACCTTACGTTACTTACCATAGATGCTTCGAAGTACTGGTTAGCGTTAACAAGGATGTTGTTTACACCAGAGAAGTTCTTCGAATAATCATTAAAGTCTTCACATCTTCTGAATACATCAGAATATGTTTGTAGTCTGCTCATAGCATCCTCAACGCTGGACGAAGAGTCTACCAAGTTCTTTTTCCAAGACTCGCTATTAGCCCACTCGCTGAATGCTCTAGTTTCAGAGAATTTATTAATTCTAGCCATGTTAATATGTTTTAAGGTTCCCCCTACTACTTCAAAGTAGAAATAGTAGGGGATTTGTGTTTTTCTATAGTATGATTATATTGTTAGTCCAATCTAACCGTGTTCAGGTACTCAATGTTGCTAGAGGGACTGCTGAACGATCTTGTGTCAACGTCAGAGTACAGCTGTTCGCCTTCACTCTCATCGTCGTCATCATCGTCGTCTTCCCCACCTCTACCATAGGTTTCTACAGCCGTAGGATTACCATTCGTGAACTCTACTGATCCCATAGGAGTCGTGATAGAGTTCTTCACCATAGACTCTTCGTGAGAAACCGTAACTGAATCGTCGTCATCGTCATCATCGTCGTCCTCATCATCATCATCGTCGTCGTCTGAATCTCCACCTAGGACGCTGTTAGCTACACTATTTGCATAGTCTACCTTGCTATCACCTTCCGTGGTATCAAATCCAGCGGCGTTTGCGACTCCGAGTTCGTCAGACGTATGATCAGCGAGAACCTTAACCTTCTTAGCAAGTTCCTCATCCGGATTCTCTTCCAAATCCTGAGCAGCCTTAGCTACTTCGTCAGCATTGTTCTCAGCCTCGTCCAACTCATCTTCCGAATACATAAGGACAGCCATAGCGTCAGAGTAATTTACAGTATCTCCATTAGCCTCTGCTTCCATGATTGCGTCACGAAGCTCCTTCTGGTTAGGAGTAGCATTCTCTTCCCAGTCTTCCTTCTCCTCATCGGTCATATCATCCGAGAAAGTCCTCGTAACGGTGGCCGTATTAGCATAGAAGATAGCATCGTTTACATCTGAGAATGAAGCATCGTAGTAACCAGCATCAGCCATATCGACTGCATTCTGGATGATTTCAGTCTCAACGTCGCTAAACTGAGACATCATCTCCGTAAGTTCACCCTCATCTAGGCTAGCCAGATAGTCCGTAAACGAACGATCATAAGGAGATTCCGGAGTGTTCAGATAAGCGATAACATCCGAGAACGTAGCCGTCTCACCGGTCTCCTCCTCATCCTCAAGAGCCTTCTGCATAGCCTCTTTCGTATCATCATCAAGCTCTTCAATCTCTTCAGGATCAGCTGCCTCCAAGTAGTCTCTTACGGGAGTTTCTGACAACTCCTGATCAGCGATAGCATCCTTCACAGCGTCTGCCTCGTCAGAGTAGATCTGGCACATCTCAATGAGATCAGACATGTCATGTCCACCGTGAACCTCAGCAAGGTGAGAATACGATTTCAAGTACTCAGCCGTACTCTTTACCTGATCAGCAAGGTCCTCAGAAGGATTGTTGATCATCTTATTATAGTCTCCTTCCAGTTCGTTAGCCTTATCTTCGATAGAAGCTACTTCCTCGTCAGAGAACGTATACTGTCCGAATTGAAGGCTATTGTCGTATGCGGCTGCCTCCTCAGGAGAGTCGAAAGGACCGTACTTAAGTGAGAAGGTTTCGTTACCGTCTTCATCTTCACCTTCGTCCTCTACAGCCGCATCTGGTTCGTCATCGTAGTTGATAAGGATGTTATTTCCACTTCCATCAGGGTCAGCAATAGTAACCTCACCGTCATTGTTAATATCTTCAATAGCGACCTTTCCGTCACCAGCATGTGCAAGTACTAGATGATTGTCGCCGTCGTTTATTTCGCTCTGACCGTTCTCTCTAGCTTCTTCAATGGCATCCATCAGCTCTTTTCTTTCGCTGTCTGAAGTCTCATCACTAAATATGCGGGTCATCAACAGAGTATCATTCATATTTTAGATATTTTATGTTAATTTACAATTTTAAACTTACTTCTTTGTACTTTGGGTTCAGCTTGATTCTTCTCCCCATACTCTACAGCCTTTGTCATAGAATAGTCTGGATTCTCATCCGTCATATTCTTGGCCATAAATTTATTGAAGTATCCCAGAAACTTTCCTGTTCCGTCAGATACAGCGTACTTCCGATGGAATTTCGAAAATACCTTTAAATCTCCAGAATTTCCTTCACTATTAAGGAATTTGCTATTGAAATCTTCTCTGGATAGCATTGTCCAGTTTGGATTGATCTTCAATAGTGGTCTTATCATTCGAATAGAGTTTATCGCACGAACTTTTCCTTCGTCATCTATGAGGTAGAACTTCTTATTGCTTACATAAACATTTCCATCTCCCTCATACTTATCTAACTTTATCCGAGATCCAGCATCCTCCGCAAGCGTCTTTTCCCCATTCTCGGAATCAGTGATAACCACTTTTCCATTTCCGAGATTGTCTATTCTATACTGAGAAGTTTCGATTGAACCTTTCTCTCTTGCTTCCTGTATATCGTTTGCTATTTGATCAAGGACAGGAGTCTCCTGATTTTCCATAGCAGAGAATATCCTCTGAATTAGTCTATTCATTAGTATATCTATTTTATTTTTATCAGTAACTTCAACCAGAGGAATTATCTCTTAGTATCTTCTTTTTCTATCTTCTGAGAGAGTTCATAGAGCTTAGTTGTAAGATTCTCTATTGTTTTAATCTTATCAGATAGATCTTTTCTAAGAGATGCAAGCTCCTCACGGTATCCTTGAATCTGAAGCTCATACTCCTTCTTCTGATTGACGAGCTCAGCCTTATACTGATTTATCTGATCCTCATAGCTCTTTTTCTGCTCATCATGTATTCTCTTCTGCTCTTCCAGCTCTTCCCTGTACTGACTTAATCTTGCATCGTACTCCTCGATCTTTGCCATGAAGTCCTCTTCTTTTTTCTTAAAGAATCTTTCATGTTCCTCAGTGTACATGCCATACAGTTGAGATACTTTCTGGGCAATGTCAGCATCTACAGAATTAGCAGTAGACTCTTCCCTTCTGGCCTCCGCCTTTAGCTTTTGATTTACATATCTTTGGCCTAATATACCTACTATACCTCCACCAACTACGAAAGAGATGATAGATTGTATTAGAATTGGAACTACATCCATACTTTATTACCCTCCATTATAGCCGGATTCACCAGACCCCTGTCCAGACATGAAACTATCAATAGTTTCCTCGGTGATGAGGTCTCTCAAGTCCGGGTCAATTGTCTTTATCTGATCCCTAGTATATTCCAACAATTTCTTAGCATCTATGTATCTAATCTCCGATGCAGATTGCTGAGCTATCATAAGAGCTTGCTGAATCCCATTCATCAGCTGGGTTAGGATGTCAAGGTTGACCAAAGAGACATTATAGTCAATGTCAGTCTTAGTAAATAGATTTACTTTGATCTCGTCGAGGTCAATGTCTCTATTGTAAGTTTGGCGAATTATTTTCTTTGCTTCATATTTAAGGCTTTCAGTAATGTTCATCTTTATACTATGAATCTTACTATTAAGCCTTTGACTTGACTTAATGGCTTCCCACTTAGTTGTATCACCATTATACAATGCTCTAGGGATTCCATTATAAGTAAAGATGTTCTCTCTCTTCAAGTCTTGCATATTCTCAGCTTCAATTATCTTTTGAGATATTCTGCTGAGATCTATGTCAGACATGTTTCCGACCCCTCCATGATAATCAGGAATAACTTTTATGTTATTAGAGATTGAGTTCATTATGGAGTTTATGTCGAAATTGGCTCCGAGCACCATAGAGAGATCAGTGCTCTTATTTATCATATTCTCGACATTAATTGCAAACTTAATACCTTCATCTTTAGGGGTATTATTGTCGAGACTTATGGACATAATATATGGCTGAATGAGATCTTTTATAGAAATAAGAGATATAAGTTGTTCCTTTAAAAGATACTCCTTAATCTTAGCCATTATATTGTAGTATAGAGGGGTTCCTGCGTATAGTGAACTTGTCTTAACCAGTGAATAATCTTTATCAGATCCAAAGATGTTATCGTTCTTCTTAGATACGTCATCTATAAGTGGCAAGTCTGCCTGACCTATCCTGAAAATTGAATCTGGATTAACTACATACGGCTTTCCGTTAGTTCCTATTACAATGTGGGATTCTTCATCCCTTCCCCTAAACTTAGTGACTACACTGTTTGGATTCTCAAGATCATATTTCTTGAAAGTACCGTCTGATTCGTTCCTAACAATCTTAATGCAATAAGATCCATTATATATTATGGAACTTAAGTTTGCCTTTACCTCAGAAATTATGTCAAGGTACCTAAATATTTCATTTACGCCTGTCTGCAAGAGTTCCCTGTCAGCAACAGATTCCTCTATAGCTATCAAGTCATCAGTCGTATTGAAATATCCTACGAGATAGTCACTATATATACTAATTATAGACTTAGTAATCTCGTTGTTTTCATACATGGTCAACTCCCCGATCTTACCATAATACGCACTCAGGGTTTTAGAATTACCGTCTATAGAGTTTATTGATTTATCTCCTCCTGGTAATCCTGACTGACCAAAAGAGCCGCCCATTACATTGCTATAGGATGGAAAGAGTCCTCCACCTATAACCACCCCTCCGGATACTGAAGACTGAAATGAGAATGATTTTAGTGATTCGATTAGTGAATTGAACATGATTATATATTAGAATAACTTTATTCTACCGTCCTCGCAATAGTTATACGAAAAGACAGTGTTTACTCTAGTTTGAGTAAGATTTTCTATTTTATCTTCTTTTGTTAGTTTGAACTCAGAAGTAGATCCTCCGGACTTTACTATAACCTTAACGTCATCCTCTCTTCCAAGATTCTCTCTTATAGAGTTAAGAATACTAACGAGAATGTCACTCGATCCAGATGGCTGTTCAAACTGAATAAGTCTAGTTCCAGATTCCGTATCTGAATGAGTCTTTGTTTCAGAGATAGCCTCTACAAGTCCAGGAAACACTTGTGGAATCAAGGTGTCCATGAACTGATTGTAGTACTTCTGTAGGTTTTGTATGTTTACCCTTGAGATCTGTCCACCACTTCCAAGTTGTGATAGGGATCTCTTATAAGCCAAAGAAAGATCTTTTGATACAGTAGCCATATCCTTCGATACGGTTCCCAATCCAGTAAGTGCAATAAGTTGCTTACCGCTCTTCAGCTCAGGCATAATATCGTTGAATACCGCCATGAGATCGTTCAGGAACATATTTCTTAGGTTAATGGCCTGAGTACGATTAGAAAGTATCTTTCTTCTGTTTTGAGTATAAAATCTCCTATAATCAAGGATAATGTATCTGAATCTTTGTTTGATAGGCATTCCGCTTATCCGGACGCGCTCTTTTATAGATGCAGCACTGAATCCTTTGTCTTCAATAACTACTGGTTCATCAGGTAGATTATCGTCATAGGAGTATCCTGCTCCAACAGAAGTTAGATAAGATGTATCCAGAAGAGCATCCTTGTCTATGGTAGCTGTAGCATACCCTGAACTTGGATCAACTCGATAATTATAGATAAACTCGTCAGGATCTCCTTTAAGTCCACCAAGAGAAACAAGTCTTCTAATTCCCTTTATCATCTGAAGAACTGCACCTTCTTCATCCGTCTTATTAACATCCTTTAGTTTAAAGGTTATGTCTATAGTATCTGTCATATATTCTTATATAGAAGAAGGGCAGCCAGTAAAGACAAGCTGCCTTTCAATGAATTAATAATATTCGTCAAATTTAAGGGAAATCATTCCAAATCAGAACAGCTTATTGTACATTTCCTGTATGGTGTTCTGTGGATTATACGCTGCTCCAGACAGACTTCCCATATCTGAGTACAACTTTGATATGTTTTTGGTAGATAACTGTCCTGCCTTATCTATATTCTGATATAAGTGGAATACTGCACCAGATACGGCATCAGCGATGTCCTTAGAGTTATGTACTACTATGTTAGTTCCAGATACGCAGAAATTATGGTTCTCTGACTCTACCTCTATGTCATACACAGGAACTTTGAATCTTAGGGAGAACATATCTCTTCCAGTCACCTCGGTATTATACGCCTTCTCTCCGAATCCTCTGCATATTGCTGTAGATCTCAGCTTAAACTTATCTGCATTAAGATACCCATCACTTGTTAGTATCTGATGGTCACGAGTACAAGTAACCTCGAACCCGCTCCCAAACTTAAGAGTTATCAGTTCAGACTCTTCTTTAGTCTTCCATACTTTTTTGATCTTAGATCTCTCAAACTCTTTTGTAGACTCATTGTAGGTAATTATCTCGTAATCTGAGTATGAGTCTACCAGGTCTTTTATCTTGACAAGCCTCTCCTTGTTGTACTTATCTATTACAAGTACTAAGGTGTTACCTACAAAGCATCCATTCTTTGGGTGATCTACCTTATTATTTTGTCTTTTCAATTCCTTAAGTTCTTTTAGTAGTAGTTTATTGTTAGGTAGTGATATTAGCCCATTATTGGCTAACATCTTGAAGTATATATATGCCTCATCCGTCTTATCAACAGAAATCTTTTTGGCGGTAATTCCTTCTCTTTTTAAGTCCTGAATGAGCTGTGCAGATCCGAATTGGTCAGCTGAGAATCCCCCAATCTGAAATCTCTCGTTTAGATCCATTACAAACTCATACAGGTGATAGATTGGGGTCTCTGATCCCTCGTATCTATTTATCCCAACTGCAAGGGGTATAATCAGTCTTGGCTGCTTCAGGTTCTTGCTAAAATTGTAAGTTTTCCAAGAATCAAAGTAGGCTATGGCCAATCCAGTGTTATCGCCAGTTATACCGACGTCATACCTAATGTAGATTATCTTATCTTCTGGGATAGAGTCTATCGTCCTACTGAACCTATAGATTAGTTTATCCATCTTATCGTAGAAGTCGAACTTAACTACATCTGGACTATTTTGAGGAAGATTGAAACATCTCTCTAGATTCGTTGTATTGAGGAAGAGTTTGTCTGAAGAAGTTGTACTTATACCAGCTAGATCTTGGAGAGCCTTCTCTAAACCGAACCTAAAGTTACTCTCAAGCTCCTTGGGCACGTCTATAACTCTGTCAGGATCCATCTCATCAGTCAAGACATTGAAGCTATCTATTATGAAAGGAGAGTGTATACTGTCTCCAGTATATACTTTGAACCATCCTTCACGTCCATACTGATTAAGCCCCTCTCTTACTTTCCACTGATTAGTGCTTATGGTGATAACTTGATCACCAAACGGATTATTCTCTATAAATTCCTCTGCTATACTATCATCCTCTCTTGAAGAAGTATCAAGAATTATGTTTCCAAAGTAAGGTCTTACGAATCTGAATCGAGAGTCCCATCTTTTGAATCCACTATCCAGTTTTTCATAAGCTGCTTTCTTCTCTACGAAGTTAATCTCAGAAAAGTTATAGAACAGTACGTCAGATCCAATGGTTGCATTTGTTCTAGTACTGTCAGCAACCTGCTCTATCCATTTCATCCTCCCAGACTCCTTACATTCACGAAAGAATGGTGATAGTTCAGATTCCCACTCTCTCAAGGTGAGGAGGAAGTCAGTCTCTGCTAGATCTGCTTTCTTATGAAAGAATGCAAACTTAATGTTTTTACCTGGAGTCCTACCAAACGTTTTGTCAATGTCGTCTAGGAAAAGAATCCTACACTTCATATACTCTGCCATTACTTTGGCTATAGTAGATTTTCCAGTTCCCACACCGCCCTTGAATACTACGATAGGGTACCTGGTATGGATGGCTGTAGGATATATTAGTCTAAGTTTCTCTCTCCAGAATGGAAACAAAGTCTTTCCGATCTTACCGAGGTAGTAGTCGTCATCCAAGAACTGATCTATCGTTGGGGGAATGCTCTTATATCCAATAAATTTCGCAAGTATTTCTATTTTCGAATCATCAGACATGTTTTCAATCTCGTTCATCGCCTGAACCCTCTTGAACTCTTCTATGTCTGACAATGGTTTGTTTTCAGTTTCGGTTTCGGTCATTTTTCTAATTGATTTTTTCTAAAGTAAAGATTTATTATATATCTTAAGGTACTCCATATATCCGGACCTACGACCAATGTACCCTGATCCACTATGAGCTGTCTGTTCTCCAATGAGTACTTCGTACTCTCTTATCTCACCGTGATTCGAATAATTATCCACATTCTTATTGACATTTGTACCGTCCAAAAAAGTATTTATACTAAAATCAGACATGTCAATTACTATTTCATGGAACTTATTGTCATTAGGGATGACTCCCAATATAGAATAAGCTGTCCAAGTGTTATTTGTAGTAAAACATACTTGACCATTGTCAGAGAAAAGTGTTGCCGGAACGTTATGGTCAGACGCCCTACAAGATCCAAAGAATAACGTCTGACCAGTGACATTATTTAGATTAACCTTAGTTTCTATTCTAAGGTTTCCATCTATCCATGCCTTCCTTATTCTATGTGGCCTCTCTATCTTGAAAGCTCCGGAATTCAGATCTATGCATTTAACTCCAAACTTTTCTACAACTTGTGGATTTCTTATCTTTGTTAGAGTATGGTTTCCAGTAAGATCTTTTATCTCATTATCTACTATTCCAAGATTAAGTATCAGACCATCATCGTCAGATTGTGGGTTCGCCCCCCCCCTATATTAATAATATGAATCATTATATAATCTAAAATAATCTATGTATCCGAACTTATGCCCAGCTGGTCCTTTGTTAGAAGACTGATCACCGATAAGTACATCATAATCTCTCACTAAACCGTGATTAGAAGAGTTATCTAGTCCTCCAGTAACTAAGGAGCCATTGAAATAGATGTCAGAACTGAAATTCCTCATTATGATTTCAAATGAATTCCATTTTCCAATAACTACTCCAGATTGTATGGTTGCCATAGATGTCCAGACAGTATTATAAACAAAGTATATCGTACTTGTATTACCTCTTGGAGAGTAGACATAAATTACAAAAGGACAGTTAGTGTCTCCACCATAGCAGGATCCAAAAATCATATTTTGTAGGGTAGGTTGATAGATGGAGAATCTACACTGTACCCTTAAATTTCCTCCTATCCATGCTTTTCTAATCTCATGTGGTTTGTCTATTTTTATAGCTCCCTCATGGATATTTACACACTTTACTCCATCATATGTATCCGGGCTAACAGTTCTGAGAAAAGACAATGGACTTGTACCGGATCTGTCTCTTACCACTCCGTCAGAGTCTACTCCAACGTCTAGAATGAGTTTGGAGGGGGAGAAAGCGTTTACTTCCTGCCCCCCCCCCCATCACATGAACTCCTTTGCTCATAGTTGATATGATACTAATAGATTTATGTCTTTTGTTGGCTTCTTCTTAGCGTATATAGTAACAGTATTGACTGTAGTATCTCCGCTCGGAGAAGGTTCTATCTTATTCCACTCTGAAACACTATCAGAAGAACAACTTACCCATACCGTACCATCAGAAGTCATCCCATTTATAGTGATGCTGTACTTGAACTTGTAGACCTGATCAGTGTGATCTGTCCAGTTTGAAACATTCAAAGCTATTGACTGATTCGAGATAAGATTTGGGTGTGCCTTTGGATCGTTCTTGTGAGAAGCAAGATCGTCAGCTATTGGTTTTATCTTATTCTGATCTATCTCAGTCTTATTGTAATAGTTCGTATTGAGGAAGGACTGTATGTCTGTAATATCAGATCCTATCTTTCTCCATCCAAGATCATATCCCCAATACCAAGCAGACCTAACATAAACTTGACTAGATCCAGAGATTTCGCCATTATCATACAAAAGATATATCTTGTCTTTCTTTATATCTGATCCACTTGGGAGAGACTTAGTCAAGATAAATGGATTAGCCTCAATCGTACTCTTTATCTCTACAGTTCCATCACCTTTAATATCTATATTTATTCCATCTTTTGCTACTAACTTATTCAGTTTTACTGTAACATTAGATAGAGTTGATATAAGATTTTGTATGTAAGGATGAGCAGATGCATCCGAGTTATGACTATTGAAGCTATTTGATACGTATCCAGTAGTAGCTAAGTCAGTTGGCTTATTAGCTATATCTGTATCCCAGTTAGCTTGATCCTTATAAGCTAGTCTACTAAGTTTTCCAAAGTAATTCTCTATCTTACCAAAAAGAGTGGGTAGAGTTTCACCTGAGATAATGTTACTGTTGTCAGTAGCCTTAGTAAAGTTAACTGTAGTGGTATTCAAGTCTGGAGTCTCTCCTTTTGGTCCTTGGACCCCTTGAGGTCCGATTGGTCCTGTAGGTCCAGCCATACCAACGGGCCCTACTCCTCCTGGATCTCCCTTTTGTCCTGAAGCTCCTTGAGATCCTTTCTCACCTTTTGTACCTTGGATACCTTGTGGACCATTTGCAGGACCTTGGATCCCTTGATCACCTTTTTCTCCCTTTGTACCTTGAACTCCTTGGATTCCTTGTAATCCCTGTAGACCTTGTAAGCCTTGAACTCCTTGTACACCCTGTACACCTTGAATCCCTTGCAATCCTTGAGCTCCAGTCCATCCAATTTCTCCTTGAGTACCCTGAGTACCTTGGGTTCCTTGAATGCCTTGTAAGCCCTGTAATCCTTGAAGTCCTTGAGTACCTTGAGGTCCTACCTTACCTTGTAGTCCTTGAAGTCCCTGTGGTCCTTGGACTCCTTGAAGTCCTCTTACTGTAGGGATAATTAGTTTGTTTGTTGCTGGATCTATCGATAGAGTTTCACCAGTATCCATCTCAAAAATAGCGGGGAGACCGATCGTTTCCGGACCGATCTCCACCAACGTTTCACTTAGGCCTGAATACCTTTTCTCTACCGAAGATCCACCTTTCTTCAGTTTTACTACAAGCTCAGAATTTACTCTCTTAGCTACTCCCTGAAGATAGGCATTTTTAATTTGGTTGTTGTGTAGGTTTAGGTCACTTAAAATAGGTATTTCAGTTGTAGCCATATTTTTAAGTGATCGTTATTTTTATTTGTTGTCTCCTGACTTTTGGTTTTGATTCTGATTGTTGTTATTCGAACCAGATCCTTTAATACCAATCTTCAGATATTCTTTCATCCCTGATTGAACTGACTTCTCTCCAGCTCCCATTAGATCCTCAAGAAGTTGCTTGAAATCAAAAATATTTCTAGACTTATTCCTAACGTATACTCTAACTTCCCTAGAAGTCTTGAAGTGTTCATCAGGAATTGGTTGTTCACCATTATTGAACTTTTGAACAGCAGCTTCTTCAGCAGATGAAGAGATCTCCTTCATAAGAGACTGATCGCTGAAGGTTTTGATTGAGAATAGCTTCTTACCCTCTGATACTCTCTGTAGCTTGAAGATCGTTCCCTGAATGTCAGTAGCTATCTCATCTATGATTGATCCATACATGGAGTTCTCTTGAGTGGCTTTTACAGAACTGCAAAGCTCCAGAAGATTGCTCAAATAGTTCTGAGGATCCATTCCTTCAGGATTTACAATAGACTCGAATCTAGCCTGAGGATTGTCCTTAAGATATACTGAAGCCAGTTTGTAGACTTGTTCAGGTAACTTGTCATAGAATTCCTTCAGTACGAGATGATCTGTATAGTCAGATGAGAAGATCTGATAGAGATTACAGATAGCAGGTGCATAAGCAAGAGTTCCTATCAACGTATCCATAGAAGGAACGTTATTCACTACATTAAAAGCGAAGTTATAGGGACTTGGTTGTGGCATTTGATCTGGAGACATCCCTTCAGGCATTCCTTGCTGTTGAGGATCTCCTCCCATCATATCAGGTTGAACAGGTCCTTGAGGTCCTGCTTGAGCCTGCATCTGTTGCATTTGGTCTTGAGGTACGATAGGGGCACTTGAACCACCATCTTCATCAGAGAATCTCTTATCTCCTGCAAGGCTTTTCTTTAGGATTCCTATAAGCTCTCCATAGTTGTTTCCTCTCTTGTGATCTTTCAGGATTCCATCTACTACCTTATTAGTCTCTTCTTCTGAATAGTCATCTCCATGAGCTTGCATCATAATGTTATGAGCATAGCTCCTGAATTGCTGATCATTCTCAATGTCTCCAGCACTGAAGGTTCTATTTACCTGTTCAGTGAGTTGAGTCTGCTTGAAGACATGAGCTTTCTTACCTTTTATAATAACAACTACGGGAGTAGGATAAGAAGTAGATACGCTCACTCCTATTCTGATTTCTCCTTCCTTATATTCTACCTTATCTCCACTCAGTGTTCCAACGTAGATACCGTCTTTAGTATCTGACATGATTGGAGAAGAAACCCAAGGATCTACCGAGAAGTAGAAAGGATTATCGCTCCATCCTTGAATAAAGTCGTCTCTCTCAACTACCAGTGGAGCACTTGGATTCAAACTTCCATTGTTAGACTGTCTCCTTCCAGGGGCGGGTTTTCCATCTATTCCTGAAATGATAGAAGTATCTTTTGAAAGAGGAATAGTATCTTCTCTTACTTGGTTATCAGCAAAGGCTCTCGTCCTAAGAGTCTTTCTTCTTCTCCTTAGTATATCGTCAAAATTTGCATTCATATATTCACTTGTACCTGCGTTGATTTCATTTACTCCTGAAAATCTTCGCAGAATTTTGTTTTTAGCCCCCATTAAAATACTTCTTTGGTAAATTCAGCTTTCACATAATCACTGAAAGCCTTATCTCTCTTCTTATCAGCTTCTTCTACTTCCTTGACTAACGTCTTGTAGTCTTCATCAAATGCAGGTGAGAAGTGATACTTCGTCCTAGCTTTATTTACTAGTTCAACTCTCTCCTGAGATAATTTATCTAGTTTATCCTTTATCTCCCAAGTATCTTTCTCAGTAAGATTCTTCTTTGTAAAAACTGATAGGAACTCTCTAAGTTGACCTTTCTCTCTGGTAGTTTTCCATCCATAGTATCCATCCATAGATTGAAACTCTATCGTTTTAGTATTAAAGTCAAAATTTCCATTTGCATCTTCAGGATAGACTCTAATTACACAGAAATACTCCATATATAGTTCAATTTATTTTATATTTTACTTGATTCTTGTTAGGTTATTCTCTCATTCATATATAAGGGTGAATAGTTTAAGTTCACTGAATGAAAATATGAATTAGATTGGAACTGTCAAGATGTCAGTGTAATCTTTTATAGATATTTAACTATATTGGGACAAAAAAAAATATCTCCCCACTGAGATGAGGGGAGAAAATAAATAGATTTTAACTGCATGCTCTTGGGAGAAAATTCTAGAAAAACTAAGAAAAGAAAAATCTTAAGAGAATAATCTAGTCTCGACTCGCTTGCACATGCGCACTCACACGCGCGCGGTTATTGCGCGTGGCGCTCAGTGTGCAGGGGCGGGAGCGTGTATGCGCCCACGCGCGCGCATTATTAGCGCTATATAGTCTCTGGATCTCTCCGTCTCGGTTTGTGTCTTTGTTGCCACAAAGCCTCGCCTACGAGATTTTATCGTTTAGGGGGTTGTTAGGGGGATCAGCGCTCGATAATCCTAGGCCAAGTAGTCCCGGGCGAGTACAGCTACGAAGAGTAAATTGGCTCTCTTTGTTTAGTCTTTCTTTTCTCCTTTCTTTTCTTTTGTCAAACTTTTCTTTTCGTCGTCTTTATCTTTCCCTTTTTTCTCTGTCCAAGTCCATTTTAACAAAATTTTAACATATTTTGGGTCAAGTTACGAGTGGGAACAAAAGCCTCTCCGAAAAGTTTGACAAAATTCTACACCAACAAGGGTGTGTGCCCTGAATCTTATATATGGGGAGGTAACTATCTGATTATCAATACACTTCAAAAATCAACAACTGGCAGTAACAAGATCTCCCAGAAAATCGTCGATTTTGGTCATTTCAGGGTGACGCATTTTAAGGCCCCTATTTTCGACGATCTCATATCGAGTGATACTCCTTATCCACTTTTGATAGAAAATGCAACAGAGAGCCTCTGAGTGGCCTTAAACGCGATGATATGGGTCATTGTCGATGTTTCTGGCCAATTGTGCGTGCAGAGTGTGCAAGAGCGTGAGGTGCGCACGCTCGACATACGTGCACATATACGTTCCAAATATCGTGCCATTATATTTTATTAACATTAGGGATTTTAATGATCGTTAATTCCAAACCTTACTACGGGTCCAATTATGTCAGTCAGAATTAAGTACATGAACTACCAATTGGAGACAAAAAAAAAAGAAGCTATGAGGACTTTTACATCCCCATAACTTCGGTATTAAATAGTCTACCTCCGCAAGTACATCTTGCATTTGGATTTGTTTTTTCTATGGTATTTCCTTGGGATAACAACCTACGTCCCAAACCATCATCAAGCTCGACAATGTATCCACATCTGTCGCATCTTCTTACTGTGTTTTTCATTTCAAAATCTTCAAATATCTATTTCTAATTCTATAGGAACGTGGTCAGAATATCTTATGTCATCTCTTATTTCCGATCTAATTACTTTGCCAATTATATTCTCTGAGACTAATGAGTAGTCTATTCTCCACCCACGATTGTTTGAGTAGGAGTCATTACTGTAACTGAACCAACTAAATGTCTTCTGCTCTGGATGAAAATGTCTGAAGCTATCTATCAGCTTACCACTGGACAGATAAGACTCCATATCATTTCTCTCATAGTCCTTAAGTCCTGGCATAGTATTCCTATCCAAGTCCAAGTTGTAGCAATAGTCCATCTGTGTTCTGACGACATTGAGATCCCCCATTATGACCAGCGGCTTACTGTCCATACTATCAGTTAGTTCCTTGAACTGTCCGTTCCAGAACTGTCTCAGTACGTCCTTATTCCCAGAATTCAAAGTATAAACTGTAATGAAGTGGAATGTATCAAACTCTAAGTGGATTATTCTACCTCCACCATAGGTATCTTCAAGGGTTGGAGTATCTGACTTAACTACACGACTTAAGAGTTCCCTCCTTAGTAAAATACCTACTCCAGCATAACCCTTTTTGAACTTGTTCTCACAGTGATACCTTACATACTCAGGAGTAAATTCGTCAGTATACTTTCCGAATCTATCCCTATTAGCCTTTGTTTCCTGAAAGCATAAAAGATCGGGATTAAGAGTCCCCATAAGAACTCCTAATCCCCCCTTCTCGCAAAATGCTTTTATCCCGTTTACATTTATGCTTGCTAATCTCATATCAGTTGAATAGCATCTTGTAGTTCCTAACGAACTCGTTCAATGTCTTGTCTTGTGGATATGTATCCTTTATCTTCATTAGGAGGAGATAAATATCCGTCGACTCATTTCTATCAAGTAAGATTCCTTCTCTTTTTCCAAGTTCTCCGTGTATAAGTACCATAATTTTATGTATTATTTCTTGTTTTTGTTAGTGCGTAGTCATATACTCGTACGTGATGTAGATATGCTGGCCACCTTATCCCAGTCGGTCTTGTTGGCGAGTTAAATTCGTAAGTTCGTCCTCCGACTCTTAGTGGAGAGCTATTAACTATTTGTCCTTCAATCTTGGCGAAGTTATTTCTTCCGTCGAATACAAAATTCGTATTGATATATTGCCCTCTCATAGTCATTGCATGCTCGCCTTCTATGCAGTATATAATATACTCCCATTTCCCGACAGCATGCCCATATATTTGGGCCGTTTGATTTAGCCATTGAGTTCCGTATACTGTCCTAGTTTTTAGGTCGGATGCTGGCCAAATAATATTCCCCGGACAATTGTCGCCCGGAGTATCGGCTCTACCCCAACTTACGCACCCGAATAGGACTGAGTTAATTGATGGAGAGATTGCCTTAAAAAACAACTCTATAGTAAAAGGTTTCCTATTGTCCCAATGATCCTTAAACCAAGGTTTGAAATCATTTAGATCAATACATCCATTCCTCATGTCCATGCAGTCCCCATAAGTTCCATCATAGTAGGAGGGGATGCTATCAACCACTTTTGGATTGAAGTTTCCGATAGTGTCTACTACATTTCCATCAACCATTCTTATGTCCATCACTACCCCACTATCTCCTGAGGAAGGTGACAAGCTATATACATGTACCATAAGTTACATTTTATATACAGTGTGATAAGTATTCCAAGTTCCGGTATGACCGCCATGTACGTGGACAGAATCTTCGGTTGGGTCATAAATACTAGCAGCAAAACATGAAATAAATCCATTCTCAATCCTTACCCACTTATTCTCTTCAACATAGAACATCTCTCGATATGGAGTCCCTTGTCCGCATGCATAATGTATCCTGCCTTTCCCCACGTAATTTAGATACCCTCCAAATCCAGTGGCCCCATGACCTGGCTTAGGAAGATCAACTGACTCCTTAGTTCTTAGGTTAAATCTAATGAACTTGTCGGAAAAAGATGTTCCAGTATTAATAGATCCACAGGTAATGTATACGTTCTCCACACCATCAAAAGTTACATTTGGGTATCTAAGAGGAACAGGGAGTGTGGAGTATTGAGACCAGGTAAACTTATTGTCTGTTGGGTCTATTTCATACACAGTACTTGTAACTCCACCATTAAATGTACCACCAAAAGTATATATTTTGGAGTTCCAAACTATAGGATAGAATTGTCCAAGACGGAATCCATTTAATAAGTACCATTTATTGAATCCTCCATATGTCTCAATATTATTAAGTCCTCCACTTAGAACATAAACATATATTAACCTAGTTTCGTCACCAGTAATTGAGTAAGCAGTATTTTTGTCAGGATCTATTACTAATTTTGAATAATTTCCATGAAGACCAAATCCTCCAGTATTTAACCTCTCATATCTTTTATCCTTTACGTGATATTTCCATAGATTATCAGTGGCATGTTGAATATAGTGGTTTCCATTAATTAATACTCCGCTGGAATATTGAAATGCTGGGGAATCTGGTGGAGAAGAGTACCAAGTTAGTCTGAGCGGGCTCTTGAGGTCCTCATCTCCACCCTTTTGAACAGTATTAATGAGAACACTCATCCCGTACTCCCTTCAATTTTTTGTATGCTATAGATACTGTCTCCACGAGGACATGGAATCTGTTTTCAATATCTCTCTTAGATCCGCCAAGTACAATAACTAATTCCAGGAACTTCTCGAATCCTAGTCCATCTATCGCCTCTTTAATGTCTTTCTTACTAATCATAGTTTACTTAAATCTATTGTAGTCAAGGGACGACACTCCAAATTTAATTATAGCATAGTCGTAATCCCCTGGCTTGTAAAACTTCTTTAGATTTATCTCTAATATATGTGAGTCATTTATCTTGCATGCATCTGATATAACGTCCTGAGTAATCTTGTGGACATTGTCCAAATCCCTACTCCAGTAGTTATTCTTGAATAAATAATATATGGTGAGATAATATATCTCACCATACGTTATCCAAGGACAATTCTTTACAGGATCTGCAAATATGAGTTGCTGCTTCAACTGACTCTTGAACCTAACCGTCCACGGATTATCATAAACAGTTTTAGTTCTTGTATTCATGCCATGAGCCGTATTAATAGATACTAACTCATCGCACTTAATCACCATCTCTAACCACTTCTCATCATTATCGAAATTGAAGGACGCTGTTGATATCCAGTCGCTAACATTACTCATATTTCCATCAGTGTTAGTTCAGACTTACCCCAGCTAAATATTTGAGAGATTTTTCCAGATTATCCTCAAAATTCGGTCTTAGTTCCTCTGGTACCTCTATAACCTTATCTTTACTCATTTCATCGGTGATTGGATGGCTATCGTCAACTATGAACGGTTGGGTTAACTCGTCTCCAGTATAAACCTCAAACCATCCTTTCTTACCATAAAGATCTGAGTACCCTTCTCTAACTACCCACTGATTGGTGTTTATCACGAGAACCTTATCTCCAAAAATCTTCTGAATCTTTTCTACAACACAATCACATTCGGACGATATAGCATCAATCACAAAACCACCAAAGTACTTACTAATTGATCCGAATTTCGATTTCCACCTATTCGCCTCACCTAGCAGCCTTTCACATGCAGTTTCATCTTTCGAAAAGTCCATTTCAGAGAAACTGTAGAACAGAGCAGGATCAGAATTCAATTCTCCAACGTACATTCCTCCGGTAATCTGATTAATGAGACTTTCCTTCCCACTTTCCTTCATTCTATTGAAAAATGGGGATGAATCTTCCCACTCATTGATCACGTCAGAGAAACACTCTTTTGCGAGACTAGATAGTCTGTTTATATATTTAAACTCAATACTATCTCCAGAAGTAATTCCTAGGACTTTGTTTGGATCAGACAAGGACAGTATCCTGCACTTGTTATACTCTGCTATGATCCTTGCAACCGTGGTTTTTTCAGTCCCATATCCTCCCTTTAAGATGACTACTGGATACCTCTCGTTTCAATTTGATTAGGAAAAATCTCCTTAAGTTTCTCTACCCAGAACGGGAACAGATGCTCGTAGAAAATTCTCTTTAAATACTCCTCCCCATTCAAAAACTGTCCTATCGTTGGAGGTGCAACTTCATACCCAACTACTGGATTCTCATATTCATTTCTTTCCATATTTTTCTATGTTTTGTAATTATTCCATTATAGTTTTCCACCCATTTACGTAATCCTCAAGACTAGATTTATCGATCTCTTCGAAAATAGGCATTGCTTCAGTGCATTGTTCCATTATTTTTTGTTTTCTATTAGTGTGTCCTTGAATTTGTTTACTATTTCTGTACCGGCTCTTCCTTCCTTCTCCTCGTATTCAGCGTACGAATATACATAAGATCTTTCTACATTACTATATCTATCGTAGAAGTCTTTAGAAGGTACGTAGAAGAGTCCCTCATTCGTCCTAATCCAATAGCATCTTCCAGGCTCTCCTCTACGGCTCTTTGCTATATTAATCGTCCCACAAGGTACTCTGGAGAATGAGGCATCTTTATCAGGCTTCTTACCTAGAGTAATAACTAAGTCAGCCACCTGATACTTTCTTCCACTTTCTGCAAGAGCCTCCATTGGAATAAGCTCAGAGCTTGCATAACTAGTCTTAATCTGTGAAGCAATGAATACTAACTTGCCCTTATTGGAGATTTTTGTCATATTGTCATAAATGAGTCCTCCCTTATTGTACATAGACTCCTCATCACTAGCTCCTTGGAAGTTACTGTCATAGTCGACCATGAATATGTCAAACTCATCAACCCTACTCATAATCGCCTCAATGTATTGTTCAGAGGTTATGGAATTGGCCGGAAGTATGGTTATGTTTAGGTTGCTATAGTGGCTCCTATACTTTTCCAGATTCCCCAAGACATCATTCTCTATCTCCCTCTTTGACTTCCTTTCCAACTGACACATGGCTCTTACCATGATGTCGTCCTCTTGAAGGTCTCCTAGGACTAGATAGTGAACTCTCTTCCCTTGAGTTATAAAATTAGTAGCCTCAGACATAAGAAAGAGGCTTTTACCAGTGGCAGGGGCTCCAGCTACAACAACTACAGCCCCACCTGGATACCCCCCACCAGTAAATGAATTATTTATTACATCATACCTACTCTTTGCGCTAGATAGAAGTTTACGGGCAACAATGTCCGTCAAATCCACCTCAGATCCCTTTAGAATTACGAAGTTATCCGCGTAACTTGTTTTGTACTCAAACTTCTTCGCTTCTTCTAGATACTTGATCATACTGTCAGGATGTTTTGATCTACAATAACTATCTATTCCCAAATAACAAATCTCTTTTAAATTCTCTACGAATGGCTTTGACTGGGTGATGTCATAATCCTGAAATTCCTTTATTTTAGAGTATATTTCTATAGCCTCGTCTAAAGTCTTACCATCGCTCTGTAGAGTTAGTAAGAATCTAGCCTCTGTTAGGTCTTTATAAGGATACTCTTCAATTAGATTGATTAGTCTTGTAATTAAGGTATTCTTTCCATACAGGAACTTAGATCTATAGTACATCTTTACTAAGGAGATATTCATCTTAGCCTCACTAAAGACGAACCTATTAAACATTCCGTACAAAAGAGTAGTGTTTGTAAACTCCATACTATACTGATAGTTTAGCTATGTTCTTGATTTTTTCTACTTGATTATTCTGGATCTCATTGATCCCATATTTTGACTTGATATATTTCTTTACTTCATTTATTTTTTCGTCATCACTTCCTCCTACCGAATTAAAATAGGAGGCTGCATCACCAAAGACTGCGTCTAGTCCATATTCAGTCAGTTTATCTCCATTCTTTACTTTATGTAGAACATTAGTTTGTATTGGTGTGTAGGTTATCAGACGAATCTTTCCAGGTATAGATTCTTTCATCTTCCTCAATTACTTTTAAATCGCTGTCTCCATAGTATTCCTTTATCAGCTTAATTCTCTTAAAGAGATCTGCTGAATAAATTGGAGCTTTTCTAGCTGGGAAGATATTGTAAACTTCAAATTCTTTAGATCTTGTGGCTCGACCTATTGCTTGGAAGACCACATTTGCAGACTTTGAGTATAAGGTTATGATTTTATTGAGGGATGGAAAGTCTAGAGAGTTATAAGACGACTTCGTTCCAATTATAAGCCTGATTTTTCCAGACTCAATCTCTTCTCTAGCCTCATCTAACTTCATTTCTCTAAGTTTCTCTCCATTCTCGAACACCTCAAATCCTCGGCTACTAATACACATTACAGTGTACCCAGGCTTGCGAAAGTAGTTCTTTATCCAATAGTCTATGACGGTAAGCCTAGGCATTGGAATGTATATGAGATCCTTACTAAAGCATATACTCTGTAATAGAGTACAAAGTCCTTTATCAGTAAACAAGTCATAGACTATTTCAGAATAGTCATAGTACCCCTCAGTATCATCTAACCAGTCGAAATTGAGAGTAGACTTTACGTGTACCATCTTTACTGAGAACTTATCTGGTTTAGAGTATACTGACGTGAACGAGTAGAATCCAATAAGGTCTTTGTTTCTTCCAATAAGATCAATGTACTTCTTCCATTCCTTATTATTCCTCATAGCATCCATACCGTCGCTCACTCTTAAGGGAAGAGCTTCTTTCTTATCGGTAGTTGCAGAGAATCCATAAATATACTCTACTCCAGTCATACATTGTGTAAGATGAGTCTTGAAGGTTTCCGTCACACAATTCTCTACCTCATCTGCAAGTATCCACTTTACGTTCTTCCAATAGTCGTTACTCTTGTCATATTTCTTAGACCTTAGGAATCCATTGATATTTAATATGTTTATATTCGAATCATAGTCGAACTTCTTGATGTCTTTTCCAAACAGAGACTTTATTCTACTAATAACTGTATTTTTAGATAGGTCACTAGCAGTTACAATTAGTATGTTTTCTTCTCTTTTGTTAGCTATCCAGTCACTAATCGTAGAAATTATCTCTGTCTTTCCATAAGATGTATAACACTGAAATAATCCCCTCTTACTCTTAAGAAGATCGTTCAAGTCATTGTTCTGAGTCTTCGTTAGGTTATTAAAGAAGAATCTTGGGAAGTCTGTTTTGAAATAACTCTCAAGTATTTCCACAGACTCTTTATTCATACCATTCCGAAATACCTCCAATATAAAAGGGGCAAAGCCAGACCTAAATACGAACTCATTGTCTGACCTTATTCTTTCAAATAAGTAATCCTCAGTCTTCTCAGACACGAACTTCTTAGCCCAAAACTGATACTTAACTGATTCCTTGAAGAATTTGAATCTACCTTTTTCGTGCAGTGGAAGTTTTATTACGAACCTCCACTGACTAATCTTCTCTACTTGATAAAACTCCATTATTGATTATTTTTATTGGATTCCCTTAGTCTTCTCTGAATCCTCCATCCTCCTATATATCTCCATCAGTATCAATGCTTCAATATCTGAGAATTGTGGTTTATCAGAGTTAGTAGTAAATCCCCTATAGTTAGCTATAAAATTAGTTAATCTATTTTTATTGATTAGACTCAATGTCTTGTCACTATTCTCTAGTACAAGAAGTGCTGCATAAAATACGATCTTCCTATTTCCAACATTATCGTTCAATCTATTTATTACGTATTCCCTGAACCCATCGTATCCACCACAGATAGTTACGTGACTAGAGAATCCTGCGCTCAAAATCGGCGTAAAGTTAGGAAAAGATGTCGACTTAATGTAGAAGGCTGACATCTTGAAGAGTATTTTTCTGAAGAAGGCTGAGAATGAATTTACGTGAGTAAGTCCTGTCAGTCTCTTCAGTGTATATATCATCCCAGCTGAGTAGAAGACGTTAGATGAGTTCAGTTTTACTGGAACTTTCATCCTGAATCCCTTGTCCCTTAGATTTCTCTTAGCCATATTCATTGTCTCACCTATTTCAGGCTCAACATCTTCTTTTACTGTCTTCTGGCTATTGTAGAGGATCTTACTTAGATACGGATTATAAACTGAACAATGGTTTCCAACAATAAAGTAGAGTATGTCAAGTACGACCTTTGTATACTCTCTATATTGAGGATATTTCATGTAAAGATAAGTAAGTGGGCAGATGAGTACTCTGTACTGCATCAATCCAACAAACTCAGATCTATTAGGATCTTCATCAACCTTTTCTACATTAGATGAGTAATTGCTTACTATTCTATTAGTGAAGAACATATCCTTAAGATCCTTTCCTACATCATCTTTTAAGAGGAATCCTGGCTCTAATTTTAGAGATGGATCTACTCCACTATAGATCTCATAGGCGCTCTTAGAGAGCCTTCTAATAGCCTTAAGTGAGTCTATAAGCCACCCCTCATATTGTTGGAAATTCTCGTCATTATTGGCCTTAAGGTTTTCCATCCTTAGGGCAAGGTAGACCATATATTTACTGATCTGTACGATACTCGTATCGAAAATCGTAACGTCAGCAAACTTACCTGACGAGTTCATCTTGACTGTACTTGCTGGAATGAAAGATCCCTTAACATCTGGATCTTCCTTGTTTATAAAGTACTTGTTGTAGTTGTCAACTAGGTACTTGAACTTCTCGTCTAGTGATGGAGTCAATACCATTCTTAATCAATCCAAAAATTAGTGCTACTGTTAGGACACTTACAAGATTTACTGTAGCGTCTCTAAGAAAATCCTTTACCTTCATATTCTTAGCCTATCAAAAAATTCTTTTGTCTTTTGATCTAGAGGAACTAGAGTAGCCGATGATCCATCAACTGCAAACTGATACCTTAACTTCTTATTTGTATACTTAGACATCAAAGTCGAGAAGTCATCAGCTAGCTTCTTAGCATCTCCTCCATTAGTTGCAAATTCAAAAAGTATCTCTTTGAATCTGGTTCTTACCAATGCAGATACCTGAATACGACTCTCCTTGTCAAATTCATGTCTGTTTTCTAGGACTTCAGGAATTATATCCTTCTCAACTTCAGTCCTCTCATCTTCGTTAGGAGCCATGTATGTTACCTAATAAAAGTTTATTTATAAGCGTCTCCTCAGGATCCCTACCATCAGAAGGAACTATCCCAATATCCGCATAGTTAACGAAATTCCTTATTCTCTCTTTTATACCTACAGATAATTCAGTCTTATCCATAAATATCTTTATCTTATCCGGTATATATGATCTTAGCATCCAGATCTGATAATCAGTTATGGACGATCCAAGTACTGCAAAAGGAGTATAGTTCGGGTATAAAATAAGACACGCAATAGCATCGAATACCCCTTCGCATATAATTATATTTTTGTTCTCTTTCTTTTCTATAATGTAAGCTGGCTTATGATCTATTGGGGGAGAGAAGTATTTTATTCTGCTCTCACCATCTATCAGTCTTATTTGATAGTAGATCATCTCTCCTTTAAAGAAAAATGGAATTACCGGATTATGTCCTGAGAATCTGATCCCAAGAGGTCGATACAGACTTTCAAGAAGATAATGTCTCTTCTTACACAGATAATCTACTCCTTCCTTGTCATACTCAGGAAATGAATTGAATAGCTCGTATGTCCAATATGGATGGTTTAGATGAGAGACCTTCATATTACTCATATCCGGAGGACCTATAGGTCTTATAACAGTTTTTATTCTATCATTATTGGATATAAATACGCTATTGCATACAAAGCATCTTCCAAATTCTAGACTTTTATCTATCCAGAACTTTAGGTTCTTATAGTTAGGATCTTCTTTCTGTTTTTCTTCCCTACATATAGGACACATCACTGCATAGTCATCCTTCTTCTCCTGAAAGAGATTTTCATCCTTCATAGAGTCTACGTACGACTCTAGATCTAGGATATATAAGGCATTTCCTTTTCCAGTCTTTCCAGCGCTTACTAGTCCATCCATAAAACTTGATTACTCATTAAATTAAAAAGAGGAGGGTTATTTACCCTCCTCGCTTTTTGGTTCTGATTTACTCTTCTCAACTTCAGCGATTAGCTTTTCTAGGCTTTCCTTCAGTCTCTTATTGTCTTCAGTCAGCTTACTGTTCTTAGCTGTAAGGCTCTTAATCAACTGATCGTTATCACCAATAGTCTTCTTATACTCGGTATTCTCTTTCTCGAGTTCTGCAAGACTATCTCTAGTCTCCTTACTCTGATTATCGATAATACTGAGTCGAGTCTTAAGAGAGTTGATTTCCTCTTCCTTAGCGTTGATGATCTTTACACTCTCAAGCTCACTTGTCCTCTTACTGAGCTCTTCTTCATAGTCAGACTTAGACTTCTCCAGTTCCTTAGTCCTCTTCTTCAAGGTCTTCTCAAGATCTGCGATAGTAGCTCTTAGCTTCATAGTCTCTACATCTTTAACTATGATCTCATTGTAGTCCTTGTCTGGATCAATCAACTTCTTCGTAGCTTGTTCAACTGTAGAGAAACAGTATTCAGATGCACCAGGCACTCTCTCAACAATCTGAAGATCGTATGGTCCTTCGATGATAAGACCAATCTGATCATTGTTTCCAATACTCATAACTTTCTGAACAAGGTCTTGTGTAGCTGTCAGCGCTTTGTCACATACCTTTCCAGGAAGTACGATGATACTCTCATTGTCCATCGGGATGTTTATCGTCCCGCTCATTGCGTTTAGTATTCTCATTATTCTTATTTAGCTAAATATAGATAACTTCATTATATTCTCTCCTTTCTTGATTGTTTTGTTAGGTCGCAATGTAAGAAGAATTTTTACATCCTCCTTATCTTCTCCAGTGTAATTGAATTTCTTAGTCAAGTTTCCAAAGACTGTATCCATCAACTTAATCTTTATTCCCTGATCAGTTAATTCTGACAGTATCCTATAGAATAAATAGAATACATATGAAAAATTATAACTGTTGTAGAAACTAGATATATCACTGTCTCGAAGTATGAATCCATTTTGGATCTTAATGAAAGATAGTGTATCTCTTAGTCTATATAACTGATAGTAATAATCATTCAACTTAACTAGATACTTCTTACTAGTAAGGAAAACTAGTGGAGGCTTTACCATGAACAATGGATATGACCTCTCCTTACAGGAAGTTCTCATTGGAATAAAATACTTGACCTTATCAATAAAGAAATCTTTGAACTTCTCTTGATTTTCATCAAGTAATTCAAAGAATGTCTTAAGTCTAATTTCCTCCGTACTGTCTAAAATCTCTTTTCCACTCATATTTCCATTTGGAATGTTTCCAATATAGAGGGAGTAAGCCCAAATAGACAAGAGTGT